TTACCCTGCGCTTTTAAATATCCATTGGTAAATCTTTTTACGTCGCCCATACCTTTGCAGCTATTGACGCTCGTAATTCTGCTTCTGTCATATCTTCTTCAGACTTTGACGGAATTGTTCTTTGCCTCGTCGTTATCGTTTGAGCAACTTTTAGGCGGTTATTTCTTTCTTCCATTATGTCTTTCGGGCTGCGTTGTGATGACCTGTAATCAGCATAGTCATCTAATATGGCTATGGTGTCCACTGGATTTTCACTGTCCCGCTTTCCGTTCTTTTCCCACCAGTCTACAAACTCTGGTGTTTGTACTGTTGTTGTCCACTTTGGATGCTTTGTGGCTATAATACTTTCAAATATTTCCTGCTTTAGCGCATGTAAGTTTGATGCTGAGGACTCATTCACCTTTTCCATCAAGCTTTCAACATTCGGTATCTGTTTAAGAATATCCTCGCGTTGTGCGTTCAATCTTGCTTCTGTAGCTTCTGCCCATTCCGGGAAGTCGTCTTTCAGTTCGTCCCACTTGGCATTATTGGTTGCAGCTTCACTTATCTGACGTTGACTTGGTGCGTCCGCCACTTCTTTAGCGGCTTTCTTTGCAGCATGTAACTCATTAGTTAAACCACCTACCCGGCTTTCTGCCTGTTTCAAACGATAATCCATTTGATCAATCGTTGATACTTTGGCCCTTAGCCCTTCTATTTCATCCTTAACAACTTTAGGCAATCCTTCCCAGGGATCCTGTTCACTTGCTTCATCTTCATCTTGAACGAACTCATCACCATATACATCTTTTATGGCTTGTTCGCGCAGTTCTTCTTCTGTTTGTTCTTCATTCATTTTACATTACCTGTTTTGATGGCGGATACCCGGCATTAGTAATCGTATTCAGTTGTGCCAGCTTTCTTTTCTGGCTTATCTTTAGCATTAGGTAAATCTAACAGTTCTTTGATGAACCTTATCTTTCCTCTCAATGCTGCCGTTTGCTGCAAATCTTTATTGTGCGAATCATTTTCCTCCCTTGCTTTCTGTAACTCTTCTTTAAGATGCTTCTCTATGAATTGCCAAGTTCTTGAATGCTTATCCAGCGATAGATTGCCAGCCGGAAATACTATCGGTGCCTCATACGATTCAATCTTTTGCTGCTTCTTTTTAAACCACATACTTAATTGAACATTGTTTAATTAATGATAATATTCTTTTTTGCATTGTCAATGACTTATTGTTCGTATGCGTGTCCTGGTGCAGCTTTCCCGGTTGGTTCCGTCTCTGGCATTGACGTTTGCTTTGCAATATGATTCATTGCTGACAACTCCTTCTGAACGCCTAATTTCATTGTATCGCTGGCAAGTGCTGCCTTTATACTTTCAAGGCTTATCTGCTGTGCTTGGCTTAGCTCAAGCATCTTTATATTAAGTTCCATTTCCTTCATTCGTTGCTGATGTTCTTGCTCAAGTTCCTGCATGTGCAACTTAAGCGCAAACTCTGCTTTCATTGCCTCTGCCTTTTTATCCAGTTCTATCATATCTGAATCCTGCACAAGTTTGGTTTTTTCCAGTTCTCCTTGTGTTTTAAGCTGTGCAATTTGTAATGCAGGATCAATAGGCGGATTCTGCTGTGCTTGTACTCTTGCTTGTTCTATTTCGTCATCTGACTTCATTACATCCAAATGTGAAGCCTGGAATAGCTGCTTGATTACCTTTGCCCAATCCGTTTGTATATTAACTTCTGGATCGTTGCGTAACTGTAGTAGTTGCATAAGTTGTTGAACATTCTGATCTTTAACTAAAAGAACTGATGTACCTCTAGCGTCAACCTGCATGTCACCTTTGATTTCGCTCTTCTTGTTATACTGCATGTTCCAATCATAATAACGCTTAAGGTGTGGCCGTGTTATTCTGTCGTCCCATTGCTTAACCTTTCTTCGCTTTGGCCCTTTAGAGTTCTGTAGTAGCATTTCCATTCCTCTAAAGGTTTCTGGTGCTGCGTACTTTTCACCCTGCGCCATCATTGGCGTACCAGTTTCCAAATCCGTGAACTTTAAGGCGAGCTCAATAATGCGCTGGTATTCAGTTTGATTGTTGTTAATCTGGAATAGGCCGAACGCATCCTGAACTCTACCATCACCAGTGTATATCCAAAACTTTCTGCCTCTGAAATCCCAGTTATCGTCCTCTGGCTCTACATCTTCATTCATGACTATCTGAGCGCCAGCACTATCACCGCTATTGTTCATCATCATGCGCCATGCTGCGTTAATGACTTTATACTGCCATAACATCTTTCTTGGCTCACCTATTCCCCAAGGTGAATCATCAACTTCAACCCATTGGAAGAAATCATAAATAATATCACCAGTATCTAAGGTGTTAAGATGAATCTTGATTGGCCTATCATTTACGAATAATGCGCATACTGACAGTGTTTTACCTGAATCAGCCGGACATTCGCATCCCATTAACTCAAGTAGCTGTTTATCACAATCACCGTGATATTCCCATTTTTCGTAAGGTGCGCCACGCTTTAAACTGGAATTGTATAAACGTTGCCGGCCATTCTTATCAAGCTCTACGACTTTACGCATAGGCTCTTCGTCCAGGATGCTTCTTATTTGATCGCTATCATAACCGTCAACACCTATTAATTCCCTTAGTTCTCGTGGATTAATAAGTTCTCTTTCCCACATGCAGGACATTTTACCCGGTGTTCCGTCCCAATGTGGTGAAGGATAAGCGTTCCACACATCAACCATCTTTGACGCTGGCTTGGATTCTTCTATTACTTTCAGGACATGGACAGATTCACCTTGGTTATCTTTTAACTCATTCCATGTTTTCTTGATGCTTTTTACAATATTTGGCCCTTTAAGAACACCTGTACCTAGCTTGATAGCTTGCCTGATTACTTTCCTACATTCACCGTTAAACTCACACTCGTTAAGCTGATCGTCAACTTCCTCCTCCATTGCGCTAACACGCTTCTTTAAATCTTCTTCTGGTGAAGGTTGCGCTGGCTGTTCTGCCGGTTGTGGCATTCCTGGCTGTGCTTGCTGTTGTAATCCTAATATTCCTGCTGGCATATCGGATTGACTAGCTTCTGGAATAGGTGTAGGCTTTAGCCCCCAGTTCTTGTCATCAACCGGAAGTAATATCTCGCAAAACTCGCTTTCTGCTGTTTCGCACTTTGAACGTATGATATTAACTACTACTCGTGACTGAGGCTTTGTGTCCATTTGCTTAGGAACGAACTCACCTATTGCGGCATCAACAACGCCAATCCTTGTGTCATTGCCATCTATGCCATCAAACGCCCTTGCATCTTCACGCCAACGCCTTTCTACACCGGAGGCAGAACGATACTCAATAGCTTCATCACGCGATTCCAGTATCTTATCGGCTATTCGCTTTATGTGATGATACCTTTCAAATTTATCATCAAGTGATTCTTCTATATTATCCATTTAATAGCCCATAGCCTGATCTAATACTTCATATCTTGATTGTCCACGATGCTTTTTAACTCGTTCTCTTGTTTCTTTTTCGTACACTATTGCCTCTAATCCACATGCATCAGCACAGTGACTTGACCAGTCGTGTTCTGGCCCTAGTCCTATATTACGTGTATCATCTTTCTTTTCATGATACCAACCTAACGCATCCAAGCCATACTCGCACTTAACCGAATCAAACCACATAAACGGAAACGCTCTACGTACAGCTTCTATCCTTTGTGTTGCTGCACCTGCGCCCTGATTCTCTATCACTGTTACCTGAAATCCAGCACGTTTAAGTTCTGATTCATAGGTTACATTATATACAGAGTCATGCTTAACACCATCATGAGGAAGGTAAACACTGGCCTTTCCATAACCGTTATCTCTCAGCCAGTTAACATGAGTTGCTAATGGCTGGCCTATGGCTTCATAGTAATCTAGGTGTCGAATCTCTTTACCAATAAACTGGCTTATCCATATTGCCACCGCATCAGCTCTTGCTCCTGTACCGCCAATATCAAAGAATGCTCTTATAGTCATAAGCGGATCACTGTTCAACCGGCTAACTCTACCCTCATTCCGTGCATCATTTAAATGCTTTGCAAAGTAGGCACCTGATTGTGCTGATATATAATCGCCTTCCCAAACATGCTGATATTGTTCTGGCCGCTTTTCTAAATCTTCTAATCGTGTTTTGTTCAGTATCGAAGGAAACCAAGGATTATCACGCCAGTTTAATTCAACAATCTTTGCATCTTTTGGTGGATCCACAATAAAACGCTTGTTTGTTGCTGAATTCTTGCGCTCTCTATTCCATGTTAGCCAAATCTCTGCACCTTCTTCCCGTACTGTTGGTATAACTTTTGTCCATGCTATTTCACTTACTGGCTCGGCTTCATCTACATACAATAATCGAATACGTGACTTTGACTTTATGCTATCCAGGTTATGCCTTAAGCCAATAAATGCAAATTCAATCCTTTTATCTTTTGTACGAATGTACTTATCACCTACTTCGTATCTATCACGTAACCAATCTTCTGATTCAATCGCTGCCTTTACTTCGGCTAAACTTGATTCTTCCAATGAGTTCTGAAATTCACGACCGCAAACTATAACGCCTGGTTCATTAGCCTCTGCATACATAATACCTTTTACGGCTGCCATCTTTGCGAATGACCTAGACTTAGCAGAACCACGACCACCCCATGCTCCCCTATACATTGCTTCACCAATGAACACAGGTATTAGCTTGGGAGGTAACTCAACTTGGAATGTTGACATTAGGTGCAACCAGTTCTATTTTTGATATGGATTGCTGGATAGGCCCACCATCAGGCCCGGTATGCTCTATCGCTTTACGCTTAGGTGCTACATACTGAGCTAGTTCTTTATACATGCTACCTGCAAGTGCTAAATCTTTATATAGTCCTGGTATCTGTACTTCAACACCATCATTCAATTCCTTTAGGTTATCTGCAAATGCAGTTTCAGCCATCCTAGCTATTCTTGCCATTCCCTCTATAGGGTTACAATCCATAGCCGATAACTTTGCTTCTACATCCATTTTAACTTTGTTAGGACATCCTAGTCTTTGTTTTACACCCTTTGGTGATCCATTACCTGCCATTGTATATATATCGTAAAGTACAATTAAACACTGTTTAATAAATGTGCAAAAAAAATCAATATGACCTTGGCATCATACCTTGTTTTTGTCCAGGCCATACCTTAGCCGCTTCTTCATTTCGCATAATCTGTTCAGCTTGCGGCATATTCTGCATGAGTAGTTGCCTTGCTTGAGCGAGTGCATCATCAATGTTCTTTGCCGGTGCGTACTCAGGCTGTCCACCTTTCATCATGTCCATTGGCCCACCTTCACCTTGTTCTGTTTCAGCTTCTCCTTGTGGTTCTACGCCTACGCTGAACTTGCCTTCATCATCTACGTTTATAGTTACGCTTAACATTTGTATATCCTATTATGGGTTTAAAGTTTTCCGGTAACAATTTGATCCAGACAAATAAGTAGTCGCTAAATTATTCACTGTTCCGTTGTCTGTAAACAAACTTACATTTTTATGGTACGAGCCTACATTAACAAAAGACTCATGCACCCAGTCAATACCATTAGTTGAATGAGCAAACTCCCATTGTGTTACCGGCCATTTATTAGATGCAACCATGTAATAAACACCGTTTAATTCTGCTACTGAATGGAAAATTGCGCCTGTCCATTGTGCTGGCTTTAATTCTCTGATAGTTCCATTAGTATTTCTAACGAATTTCCACTGATTATAACCGTCTGAGTATAACTGTGCTACTTTAGGCCCATAACCATCAGTATAAAATCTGTATCTTGGTGAAGTGTTACTAACTATGAGCGCCATCCCTGAGCCAAAAGTGTTTATATGCTCTGGTTCGCCTTTAAACTTGCCAAGGTAATTCCAATTAATGCCATCGCTAGATGTTGCCATAGCAGGTATTAAAGTTCCACCGTTATAGTTTCCAACCATAGATACTAAAATGTAACCTAGTCCGTCTCTAGCGATAACAGGACGCGAGAATATCCTACCTGGATCTAGTGTAACTCCGTCAGCTAGGTAAACGTCATTAATAACTGAATTAGGTATCACTACACCTTTATATACCAAACTGTTAAGAGGCCCAGAATATTTAACAATACCTGGACAACCTGAGCCTGGGCATTTTGCAGTAGATTTATTAGACGCATTACTGTAAACATCAAAGCTTGCGCCATTACGGATAACGCTAGCATAGGCTCCACAATATCCTGGTAGGTACGATACCGCTCTCGCAGATACATTAAAACTTAGTATCAGTAAAAATAATAATATTTTCACTTACTTATCCACCAACGACTTTATCCACTGACACTGTGCGATCTTGAGCTGCTGCTGCTACCGTTGCATTAGTCATAAAGGTAATATAATCATTCATGATATTCTTTACCGCTATGAGTTCTGACGCTTTACACGCACGATTTAACCCTGTTACAGCATCCGTATTAATAGGATTACCGGCGACAGGAGAAACATCCGGTGTCCCTAATGACCCGTCTGCATTTTGCGCTCTTGTTGGCAATGCGTTTAATACAGCCTGTATTCCCTGATTCCCGTACCGTTGAGAAAGCCCCTGTGCTGTAAATAAAATACTTTGTAATTGACCAGCTAATGATAATAATTCATTTGCCATTGATACTGCTTGTGTTTGTTTCGTTGCGCTCATTTTAGTTCCTATTCATTAAAATTAACCCATCCAGCTCCAGTAACGGGTGCTGGACTTGTTGTATGCAACCCATTATTGAAACTATTAACAGGTTGCATAAATTGTTGATACAGTTCTACATTTTTTGGATATTTTATTTCATCATAATCGCTACCGTCTGGATTTTGTACACCAATTACTTCAATGTTTTTCCCATACATATTAAGTCTTTGCAACAAAGTTTCAAACTCAGCTTTTGTACAGATGAAACGTCGTAGTCTACGTCCACCAACTACATTGCCTAATTTACTATAATGACCACCCATAACCGATAGTAACTCAGATTCATGAGTATCATTGATGTTTTCGGATAGCCATACCTGAATATACATATTATTTTACTTTTATCTCTCGTACTGCAAATACTTTCATGATGTCATTGATATAAGCTTTGTATCTTTAAGTGCTTTCTTCCAGATTTTGACGTTGCGGATAGTGCCATATAGTGGGGCTGATATTACCTGCCTTTCACCTATTGTAATAACATTACGCATAGTGCTTGGCATAGTTGCCACATTATCCTCTATTCCTTTTGTACCAGTAAAATAGACTTGTGCTGAATTAGTTGCCCACCTTCCTGCACTCTTAACAACTGTGTTAATTGTTCCAGAACCAATATTTATATCAACTTCTGCTGCATTATTATCTCCATTGATTTTTAATTGCGCACCAATAGTTGTCGAAAGTAAGAAAGAAAGGCCGCCTGAGAAGGTGTTATTCATAGTATCAATCAATGCCTTAAGTCCTGCTGTGGCATAGGTAGATGATTCGCAGTATGCACTACCATTAGCCATTGATATATTCCCAGCAGATGGATACGTCAACACATCAGCATTTCTAGTAACTGCCGCTGTGGTTGTAGGAATATATGATGATGCGAAAGCGCCTGCTTCGAGTTGTCCTTTAGTATTTGTTCCATCAAATGTTAGCGTTAGTATTCCCGCCGTAGGAGTAAAAGTAAGTTGCACTCTATCGTTAACACCCGTTCCTGTTAATACACCAGAACCTGCGCCAGACAGTGTACAAGTACCTGTACCCCACATGCTGATAGTATGTGCTACTGCTGTTACAGTTACATTCTGAGTTGCTGGAACTGCGCTTTGCAATAATAAGTTTGTTCTTGCACCTTCAGCAAGATACCCTTTCAATGTAGCATCTGGAATAGGCGCACCTTGAACTTCTGTGACTACATTATCAACGACTGTGTTGCCATTTTCATAAGGGAAGTATTTAACACCGTCAACTCCTGCACCATGATAAGGTGCTGATAGAACTCCATTGGAGACATATTCGGAAGGATTAATATTAGACTGCCCCAACACTAATTCTAATTGTGGTTTTGTAAATGTTGCATTACAGGCACTTGTAGTTGCCCCAGCACATCCTAATCCGAATCTTACTAAAGTCCCACTAGCATCAGTTATTTTAGAAATTCTTCCATTAGTTGATATACTTGGAGCCTCAGTTCCTCCTAATGTTATTGTGCCTAATGATGGCGTTCCACTATTTATTACTTGATTAAACGATAGTATATGTGAATTACTACTTTGGCCAGATTGAGTTCTATTAATAAATGCTCTTCCACCTATAGGTACATCAAATGTTATTGATTTTTTGTCTGTACTAATAGTTGCAGTACCTCCTCCAGAAGTAGTCACAACCCAGCTTGCGTCATCAAATTTTTCGCTAAAAGCAAATAGATTCTCAACCCTTCTAGCCCCTTCAAACCGAGATTCTCCAGATTTAACAGTCTTTAATAATCCTTCAAAATCTGTAACAGTGGCAGTTGTCGCCCTTGTAAACGTAGGAACATTAGAACCCTTTGCAAGTCTTGGAACTAACGAAGTTGTTAAAGGTAAATCAAACGAAAGCTTATCATTCTTAAGCAAGACTTGACGTTTACTTGATCTCATAATGCAATAAAATCAGTGTACATATATTTTACAGCCGCACTAGATGGTGTAAATCCTGCCGCTGTTTGCAGCATAAAATATAAACTTGTTGATACTAACTGTATATCAATATCAACACCACGATTAATGCTCGCTAAAAATGGCCCCTTATCAACTGGTGTTGTTAATGTAAAATCATCAATGTATTTTGTTGTATCAGCCACTTGTAGTGCCAAAGCATCTTTATCTGCGTGAGCTGTAGGGCTGGCATTAAATAGCCACATTTGTAATGTTGTCATGCCTGCCGGTAACGAGGAAACTGCTAAAATCAGATTAGCCGTTAGTAATCGCACTACTGTTCCAGCTACACCAACATTAGTTATCTCAAATATTGCACTTCCGTTTGTATCACCTATAACATCACCAGCATCATATGCAGGAGTTGTGTTAGTAGGTCTTAGGATAGTATTAACATGACCGTTACCACTGCCCCCGTTTACAATACCACTATCATTCATAATGACTACAGCATCAACTAAGTTATTACCTACTTTAACTAACATTACTTTTCCATCCTTCTGTCTAAGCCAAACTTTTTAAAAAGGTATTTCCTGGCAATCATTATCGTAGAATTATAGCCAAGAGCACCAGCCATACCTACTGCTACAATCTTCCACGGCTCAGGCACATCTAGTGCATCACAAATCTTAGCTGCAAGAACTGATGAAAAACCGTTAGCAAATAAGCCTATTGAGAATTTGTACCACATAAACGAATAAGTACCATCTGCTACACCAGTTAAATAGGCTACCGAACCTGCACAAGCTCCGAATAGAGCATAACTTAAATCATTTATAAAGCTCTCAAGCCATTCACCAAATATAAACTTGTGCATTGTTTCGAAATAAAAAAAGCATAGTATTCTTTTACTAAAAAATCAATGTTTAATTACGTCCCGGCAATCTGCCCACAAGTTCTTAGTTGTTTCATTCTGTTCCATAATCGCATTACGTACGTCCATGCACTCACCACGATACTTGAAATTTACCGGATATTTGCTTATATCAACTGTTGTTTGCTCTGCATCAATAAAGTTTATCGATGTGAATACTAGAATCCAAACTACGTTCATAACTCTATCCCATTCTGTTTGCACCATATCTCAAATCGCCGTGATGGTGACATTGTAACTGTGCTATATGCGCCATTCATGCCAGCCTGGAAAGCTGCTTTTAACTGTGCGTTAGTGAACCGCTTTGCTTTAGGATTGTAATTAATGAATCGGCCTTGTTTATCGCGTGGTTGTTTTTTCATAATGTTAAATTATGCCGCGTCCTTGCGGCTTGTGTGTTGTTAATCGGCAGTTGGTGCGCTAAATCCCCAAACCTCAGCTCTGTAACCTGGCTGCACTCTGTAAAATCCAGACCGCGCCTTGATTGTTTTATGCTCGTGTTTTGTGTGTACGATTTTTGCGCCACGTTTGCAGTACAATGTGCCGTTTCTATCACGCCAAATATCACCAGTTATTTTGTGTGTATCTCTAATAACCTGTGCCTCACCATTCAAAAACTCTGCGCTATCAGGCAAATGCACTATTGGTATTAGGGCAACATCACCCTGCCTGATAATGTCCTGCAAATCATCTATTTTGCAGTTCCAAATTTTTGATAGTGCGTAATCAACGCAATACTGTGGATCGCTCATAGCGAGTTTTGAGCGGATTGGTGAATCAATTGCATGAGCAAAAATACTACCGTTTTCCACACGGCCTAGTAAATAATAATCTTTACGCACTTTACTAAAACGGCCAGGCCTAAATTGGCACTCCCTAACCTGTACTATTGCCAATTCTTGCTTTTCATCAAAACCGTAAACTGCGGTATTTATTGATGTACCTCGGTGTTTTTTATCACTTGCAATGCCAGTTTCCCAACATCCGGCTTTTTCTGCATCTCTCAATAATACGTTTACAAATTCAGGTGCGTTGAGTATTTCTCCGTATGAACTTCTTTTTAATTCTAACATGATTGCTATCTCCAGTTTTTGCTACTATTAATCACCGGTAGCAGTTGCGGCGTTTCCTAAATCGTTGAGTATATTAAATCATAAAATATAGTAAATGTAAACAGTTTTGCTATATATTTTTTACGTTATTTCATTTAATTCTCGCTCTTTTGTAGAAAATCTTATTCCTAACTCACAACCATACGCATAACATTTTTCTTTGTAATTCATAAATCCAATCGTTGTTAGCTTTGTTGTGCTACCTGTTAATTTCAAACTGCCATCCGGCATTTCCGTCCATTTTTGATAACCAGGCAATGTTTCTTCTGGATTAGGAAGTTCTGGCAAAAACTCCTTCTTAAGAAAAAAATGCCATATTTCAGCATTATATAACCTACCACCAACAAATCCTTGCTCAACAAAATCACTTATTATACCTGCCCATAAGCTTTGATTTTGTAATTGTGTTCGTTTCCTTTTGAACTTCTCAATAGTAACCTGCATTGGTGGATCATAGCTCAATCCGTTGATAGTTTTTATCGCATAACTGGCAGCTCTATCACTATCTATTTTTATTATCATCTCTGATGTACCGGCATATCGTTAGTTATTAGCTCAATTTTTCCACAATCATAACAAATACGTTTCTTCAATGAGTACAGCATCATCCATGCTAAATGATGGCATACATCTTTCATGTAACTGTATTCTTTTTCACAATACTCATTCATAACTTTATAAATCTTGAATTATCATCAGGTATTTTAGCCAAATAAGCCCAGTGAGTAGGCGGTAATATGCCTCGTTCTTCGCCTCTTATCCATTCGCCATAATCACTATCATTTATACGATCATAAATAGCAATAAATCTGCCGTATATCCTGCAATAAGCGATAACTGGTACACCGTAGGATGGCTTTTTATCTTGTGTTCTAATCCACTCACTCATAACTTTATCAACTCTTTGCATTTATCAATAAGTTCTTGCTCTGTACCGTGTAACTCTTCAAACCTTGCTCGCCAAGGATGTATAGATGGCTCTAGTTCGCTGCCATTCTGATGATGATACCAACACAACGGAATTACGTTATCATGATCCTTACGTCCACCACCGCCAGTAAAACAATGATGTATTGATACCGGCTTACGTCCACATACTATACATCCATGTTCACGTAATTTATCAAACCATTCAGATTGTTTTACTGTTGGCTTTTTCATCAGAACACCAACCGTTCTAATCGTTTAATTTCATCCTGAAGCTCGAATATCAATGCCAGTTTGATTTTTATGGCTTCGTTTCTGGCTTCTTCCTTTGTTTCAAAAAAGTGTTCATAATAACAACTTTCAGTAACAAACAATTTTGTATCTGATGTTTGTAGATGTTTTACATAACCGTCAACTTCTCTTATACCACGCAGTTCTTTTTCGATAATCCAGGCTTTCATAATACATCACCGATTATGTTTTTAACGCCATCCAAAACATGCCGCATATTTGATGCACTTATAGCATCCAATGTTATGCCACCTGAACTTAGTAATTTACGCGCTAATTCAAAATCAGGCTCAGGAAAAACCTCAACCGGATATGCTTCTGTCCATGATTTTATTTTGTGCAATGCTTCTATCAGCCTTTCGTTTTCTTCTTCTAAATTATTTAAATGCCAATAAAAATGCTTATCAATAATATCTGCTAAATGCAAATTATCAGGCCAATCATTATCACCAAACTCAGAGCATACAGTTCTTAATATTGATATTGCTTCTTCACGTTCAAGTATAAGCGATTCCTTGCTTATTTCTTCCATACCTAACTCATATAAGCATGTTCTTAATAGCTTTAACCATATTGCTCTTTGTCCTTCCATGTATGCTTTTTCTTGTTGTTCATTCATTTCTCACTCCGAATTATTAAAGCGGTTAATATTAATAGGTACGAATTAACCAGTTACTCAATCTTTGCATAGTGCGATACATTATGCGCATACCATTTACACCATTCACGGCCACCACCATCACTTTTTGATTTCTCCCGGCAGTAATCAACATCGTATTCTTTGTTATCAACATTGCCAGGTATTAGTTTCACAAAATACCACCCTTCTTCATCCGGTATGCCTTCGTGAAATTCTAGGTTCATTTCAAATGCTGGTTCTTTTGTGCAACTAGGTGAATGCTTACCTGCCTCTGTGCAATGATACATGCACGATTCATCACAATCAGGATGAGGCATTTCATATCCTAAATATGTTCTATCTTTCATTTCTTATTCCTCATTTATATTGATATATGTTGTATAAGTTGATTCTATTGCTGAGTGCCATGTTTTTTCAGCAACTCTTTTAATTACCTCATAACACACACTATAACAATAATCTTCCTCGAAGTTCTCATTCCAAAAATCCTCGAATTTCATTTCTTATTCCTTTCAATATACCAAAAATTATTTTTCTGGCATCTTGGTTGTGCTTGTTAAAAAATTATGTTTCTTTTGTTGGAATAAAAAACCTTTCTCCCATTCATCATATTCGACATCTAATTCGTAATAAGGATTATCATTTAATGATTTATTAAATTCAAATGCTTTCATTCCTTTTTTATAACTTTCACTATTTGTGTTCATTTCAATCTCTCATGTTGTAAGTAACTGGTTAATTCGTACCACTCATTAATTAACCGCTTGTATGTTTCAGCATCCTATTTTCAACGTACTATATTCGCATCTTTCCATTTTTTGTGTTGTTCTTTAGTTACCACATACCATTTTTTACTATCAGCGCACCATCTAGCACCTATCGATTTAGCAAATTCTTTTTGAGAATATAAACAATCGATAAATATTTTACGTTTAACATTAAATTCATTTCTTTTAATTATTAATCCATTCCTTCCTTGGTCATTTTTATGAGCTTTTTCATAGTTAATTTTAGTCATTTTTCAAACTCCATAGAAATCATTTAGACTAAAGGTGATGGATATATAATATAGTCCTCTAGTCTGGTTCATTTGTAGCCGGTTGCAAATCGGATTGTTCATAACTACCTAAATTATCATATGCCAATTTTGAGCCAGGTGAGTTCTCATCGGTATTAGCTAAACCTACCGCATCCATGCACTATCACTAAATATGTTTGTCACGCCTGCTAGCGTGGGGATAGCCTATTTCCCTAGGTAGTTATCGGTCTATTCCTACTCTCTTGCATCTGGCCGGAATATGCCATTATGTAACGCCACAAGTTGCGCCGTTCCAAACCTTTAATTTGAAGCCGGTAAAAACAAAAAAGCCATGACACTAATTTAATAATGTCATGGCTTTTTCATTCTTCTGATTCTTTTGCTAACTGTTCAAATTTTATGTAAAGTTTTGTTAGTGCAATCCTTTCGTCTTTTTCTATCTCACAATCTATGTCATCTAGCGCACAGTCTAAATGAAAGAATATTGTTTCTATTTCATCATGTGATAATTCTACTTTCATAAATTTTAACCAATAAAAAAGGCCTGATAGCGTTAGCCACCAAGCCTTTTAGTATTTTGTATATTGCCAGGTGACCGGTTAATTTTGATCGTCGCTGGAAAATCAAAATTGCTAGAACTTAAACTAGCTTCACCAGCGGCAATATAGGGAACCACCCCGTAAGGTTACATATTAAATCATTTTCAAACTTTGTCAACTTTTTTTAATATTTCTTTTACAGATATTTCGCGACCATCGAAAACAGCTCTATTCGCCGATTCACCATCTTGCAAAACAAACTCTTCTATTGTTTCGCCATTGTCAGTTAATTTAATAACAACCTCTTTTGTTGTCATTAAATGTGCGTCTATCGTTACTGTAGTTGTCATGATAATTCCTATTTAGTTAAAATTATAAAGGTTTTCGTTAGCGAAAAATTGCATTATACATCAATAGCGTACTTTTTAACGTCAGTATCGCCAGTTTCTTTGTGCGCCAAATTTCCTTCGGAGTTTGTGACAAACATTCCTTTAGGAAGAACTATTTTTAGGAAAACTCCATGCCATTTTCCTGTGTCGCATTCGGAACATATCTTCCTATCGCGTCCATAATACGCACCAAGCGCCGTGTTCTCTTTCGCTCCGCATTCTTCGCATTGGTATAAGCTCATAATTTAAATCCACATTGCCATTATCATATTCCTGTTATATTCCATAGCGTTTGTAGGAAGTTTAGCTTTAGTTCATATTGCCTGCTTTCCTGTGATTTTGCTAATTGCTCAAACTTAACGTAAAGCCTGGTTAATGCAATTCGCTCATCTTTGGCTATTTCATCGTCTGCATATTCAAGAGCGCAGTCGATATGGAATAATATTCTTTCTATTTCATCTTTGCTTAATTCTACTTTCATTTTAAACCTCGTTGCTATTTGTCGTATAACTTATAAACATCCATAGCGTTTAGCTATATCCTCAGTTCCATTGATTACTCCATGCTCTGAAAACCAAAGTTTTATACAGCTTATGTACATTCTCATAGCCGTTGTCTTTGTCGGATTCTGCATTAAATATTCTCGGTCTGAATCAATATCAACTTGATCGTTTAATTCAAGTAATTCTTCAAGTTTTTCAAAATCTGCGCGTGCAATATTATAAGTGATACGCATAATTATACCTGCATGCTATTTTAATAAACGTTGCCATTCTTTGAAATTTCTTAGCGCAAGCTCTGCACCTAGCTCTTTGTTTCGTCTATCTCGCTCTGCCTTAAGTGCGTCAACTTGCGCTTGTGTAGGCTGATTTGGTGGCGCTGAATCGTGGAAGTTTTCTAGTATGTGGTTATGTTTTATCATTTTAACCTCGTTGTCGTATATATTGCGTTAGACCCTTCAACAACCGCCGTCAGCGTCCTCAAAGCGCGTTGGAGATAGTCCTCGGTCACATGCACCGCGTCGAACCACAGGCCATCATCTTCAGCTTGTTGCGCTGCAAGTTTCCTGGCATCGTTCAAGCACAGCCATGCTCGCGCCAGTTGTTCTTCTTCCCATCTGGTCAGTGGTGCATGTTCTCCGCGTGCTGCATGCACAAGCATTTGCCGTGCGAAGTCTTCTGTTACTTGGGCCATCATCGTCCTTTCGCTAACTCGTTAAATTGCACAAAATGAGCAACCCGTAAAAAGGTCATCTTGGTTTTTATTGTTTCTAATTGCCTCGCCTTTGCTTGTATAAATAGAATGTCCTATCTTCTTTTCAAGTTCAGTAACAATTACTCTTTGCTGCCTTCCAAAATTATCATGTTGAAATGCTTTTCTTTTCCACTTGTCTCCGCTTGCTAAACATGGAAAGCACCCAACTCTTTCAAATCCAGCGTCATAAAGCGGATTGTATTCATTACCTAATAATTCAAAAATTTCATTCTTTGAAAAATCAAGGACTGGCAGTCTAAAAGTTACGCCAAGTTTAAAAAGATATTTAGGGTAATGTTTCTGTATATCATGCGGATCATAAATTTCAGTATTTACTTTATTTTTATATCGTAATTCTCTTTCTTTTGATTCATCAGAACGCATACCATACCAAACTTCAAAACCACCCTGTTTAATTGCCAATTCTTTATAAAATACTTTACTCGGTATTATCTTTAATTGATCTGTACAAAATCTAGCTGTACCACTTGGGAATCTTGGATTTGTTAATCCTAGTATTTTTTCAGAAACCGAACCAGCACAAACACGCTCTATTTTTACACCATATAAATCACGCATCTTATCAATATGCGCATATGTTAATGGATGCTCGAATTGTGTATCACAAAACAATCCAATAACCTCATCTTTATCATAACTTTGCAAAGCCAATTTTAAACAAGCTTGGCTGTCTTTCCCGCCTGATATTGGAACTACTATTTTTATCATTGCTTTCACCTTCTATTTTCTTTTCTGCCCATAGAATTGTTTTATCATCCCAATTCCAAGAATTTTTTATAATTTCATAAGCATTTAATTCAATTTCATGATTCATTTCGCTATCTCGTTAAGTTTATCGGTAATCGTATAAAGTGTTACATCATCGCTATTTCTTACTATCTGCATCATGGTCTCAAAATACATTCCTTTTCTAATTCCGTTAAGCAGTTTTGTAAGAACCTGCAATTCTTTTTTTGTGAGCCGATTATCTTTTGGTTTTTCATATTCAAAAGATAATGGTCCTGGAAAACTCATATCTGTTGGATTGTATAACGCTTTCATTTCATCCTCGCTTTTGCTTTTTTAATGTTTTGATATTTAATCCAGTTTATTACGTCTGCGCTTGGTTCACGCATTTCTTTTTTCCAAGCAGGGCCAACACCGAACTTCTCCTTATATTGCCAATATGCCCATCCTTCTTTATATCTATGTTGTCTGGCATAGCCTAGCAAACATCTGTAAAATGTTTCTTTGTATTCACTGCTAAATTTTTCCGGCTTAGTTAATTCTATCAAATCAGCTTTGTGAAATGGTATAGCTTCACCAAATGGAATCATTTTACAGCCGCATTTTGGACAATCACGCCTTGATTTAAATATATAGCCACACTGCTTGCATGTTATTTCTTTCGGCTCTTTAGCTTCTTTAGCGGCCTTTTCTTTACGCTCTTTTATCGTTGTTTTATCTTCCAGGTTCCATTCGATAGGTTCATCAATCATTCCTAATTCTAAAAAGTTATCACCATGATATATGCAAATGCACTCAGATTTTCCAGGATATAACCGAGTTCCACGGCCAAGATATTGAATCCATGTTGATATATTTCTAGTTACTCTCGCTATTATTACACATGAAATTATCGGCCAATCAACACCAAAGGCCATAACGCCAATATTCACAATAACTTTAGTTTGTCCACTTTCAACACGCCTCTTAATAGCCGCTCTTTCGTCTGTGTCGGTGTGTGCGTCGATATAATCAGAATTAACGCCGTGCGATAGAAATTCATTGTGTATATGCTGTGCATGTTTACAATTAACAGCAAAAATAAGAGTCGTCCTGTCACCTGCAATGCGTTTGTAATTATCATAAATAGCGCCTATCAATTCTGGTTTATCGCTTGCCTCTGCCAATCCTTTCTCTTGGTAATCACCATCTGAGTTTAATTTTACATTAGCTAAATCAGGCGATTCCGCGCCAAAATAACGCATTGGCACAAGAAAACCATTATCAACCATTTCCTTCATAGTTGGCCCTTCTACAATATCCGTGTAAAAACTTCCCATGCCTCTACCATTGGCTAATGCCGGTGTGCTTGTGATTCCAATAACTAAAGGATAATGGCCTAATATCTTCAATCTTTCCTCGCTCATTGCCGCATGAGCTTCGTCCTGGATAACAATAGCTGCATCAGGATAGCTCATTCTTCCATTTTTTATTCTAGTTACCAAAGTATCAATAGAAGCCACTTGTACCAACGGCTGATTAAATTGCAATTCACCTGCCATAATTAAAGCGTTGTTAATACCATAATTAGTAAAAGTTTCACTTGCCTGATATACCAGTTGTCTACGTGGTGCGATAAATAAAGAGCGTTTATATTTTGCATAAGCTAGTTTCATTATTTCTGCGCTTATAACAGTTTTACCACCACCAACCCAGAGCTGCATTAAAATTCGTTTATGTCCTTTCCTTATTGATTCTCGTACATCATGTATGAGCTTTTCTTGATAATCTCGCAGTATCATAAATTGTATTTCTCATTTCTCTGATTATAGTTTTTTAGTTGCTTTGCTTCATCTTTGGTAATAGTGCTTATCCTTTTCATTGTATCTAAGTGCCATATCCTTATCTTTCCATTACTAATATGATTAGGATATTTTTTGCCATCTTTAACATAAGGTTTTTCGAGTTCAGATAAACAATTTCCGTATATTTCCATCAAAAACTCATCAACAAATATTATCCAAAACGGCATATTATGTTTAAGGCTAAACTTTAAGTAAGTTTCAAAATGCCTTTGATCAATACCTGTCGCATCAATAAAAGTTAATTTTGATTTTGCTTTAACATCGATTGCTATAGCTGTTCTTTTATCTTTAATGCTCAACATATCGAACGCATGAGCGCCTTTAGTTGTAGGTTGATATATAACCCAACCTTTATTTTCAAGATACCGTTTTATTATTTCCTCGCCTAAATATCCCTTTTTAAGCGCAGTTTCAAAACTTACTTGCATCATTACCAAATGTTGCCCATCCTGCTCTTTGTTCTCTTGAGAAATAATCTAATTTTCTGCCAACTGTTACCGCTTCAACAAAGTTATAAAATGATTCTGGCTTCCTGCTGTGTTCCCTGCGCTTTTCTCGGATAATATCCCTGTATTCTGTATTTATCCATGTTGGCTTTCCTTTTATACCAATTAAGCAGAATTCGCACTGCATACGCAACCATGATCCTATACCCATACTTTCTTTATCCCAAACCAAATTAGCTTTGTATTCAAATCTCCATTTATCTAGCAGTTCTTTTGCATCCCAAATAAACTTATGTGTTGTCCATAAAAAACATACAGCATCATCAGCAAATGGAATTTCAAGTTTTAATAGTTCACTCTGTGCCATTTCAGGATATGGATTAGCCACCCGGCTAGAATCTGGATCGTATTTTCTGCCATAATTCCAAGGCGGATCAATAACGATTACCTCAAAAACACCACTTGGAAGCATTGCTTTACCTTCAGCTATTGCTTGCCTTTGTTCTGCAATATCGCTATTCCTTTGCTCTGTTTTCTTTTCCTTCACAACTTGATTAACAGTTTTGTTACCGCTTTTTAATGTTTCCAGTGACTCATCATCAAGCGAAGCTATCGTTTGAGCAATACTTGATTCTTTTTTTGTTAAGCCAAGTTCTGTTAATGTTGGTGCATCATTTACCGGCGGTTCCACTTTGTTACCGCCGGTAACATTAGCATTACCTCCGCCCGCTGTACCTTTCGCTCTCTCTGTATTCTTTAGCAATTCGCCAATGTTTTTTAATGCGCTTACTTCAATGTAGGTTGCCTGTGCAATGCGCTCTTTTGATAATTTTTGACGTATGCAGAATATTTTTGCAGCATGAGCAACATCAAGCACTATTTTGTTATCTATTATAGTTGTTGCTCTTTCTAGCGCTTGTCCTGCCATATTTAACTGAATAATAACGCCATCATTTTCATATTCGATTATTTCTTGATTACTCATATAAACTCCAGGTATAAAAAAAGCTGCATTCAAAACCGGGTGAAGTTGGCTAAGAAACTGGGCCACCGGCTAAAAATACAGCTTTGTTTAGTTTCTTATTTGAGACTTCACTCTCAGTTATAGTTTAGCATTATTTTGGTATTTCATAAAATTAATATCATACACAGATCTATAGCAAAATCAATCTATATTTTATATAAAAAAATGTTGACATTTGCTATAAAAAGATTATTCTATAGCTGTATTTTAATTTTACTGAAATGAATATGAAAGAGTACAAAAAACTTAAAGCTGTTTGGATAAGTGAGGAATTAGCGAACGCTCTAACCTCATTTAGAGAAACTGTGTTTAATAAAAAAGGCAGCCACCCAACTAAGAAGGCCATAATTGAGGCGGCATTGAGAAGATACATGAGGATAAAGAAATGAAACCACGAAATTTCCCAGCAAGAAAACTTGCAAGACTAATTAGAGCTTATGGCGATACTCTTGCAGATAATTTTGATTTGTTGCTTGACGCAAGAAACAGGCGTACAAAAAAAAATAGAAGCAGTAAATCAACATCAAATAAATAAACGGTGCGAGAAATGAAAACAATAATGAAATTACTGGCTCGCTACGATTTCAAACGTGGCCGTGTAAGAAGTGCAAACCGGCATTACTTGGCTGAATATGGCCGGCTATATGAACAAGCTGAAAAGGAAACGGCAAAAGAAACAGCTAGGATGTACAACTGGGGGATAAAATGAACATTTACCAGAAATTACAGGAAGCTCGTATTTTACTACAAAAAATGGAACTTAAAAAAACCGGAAATAACAAGTTCGCCGGTTACAAATATTTCGAGTTAGGAGATTACCTACCAGCAATTCAGGTTATCTTTAATGAAGTTGGCTTGTGTGGAATTGTTACATTTGATAGTGAAATGGCCTATTTAACTATCCACGAATTTGACGGTGAAGGTAAGATTATAATTACAAGCCCAATGTCAACAGCTCTGCTAAAAGGATCACATCCGATACAAAACCTTGGTGCAGTGCAAACCTATCTGCGAAGGTATCTGTGGCAATCTGCAATGGAGATTGTTGAACACGATGCAATCGACGCATCAACTGGTAAGGAAAGCTTACAAGTTCCTCCAAAAACAGAGCCAAAAGCAGAAATAGAACCTAATAAACCGCCTTTGCTGCCTAATATGATTAAAGCCTGGACAAATGCCAAGGCTGCTTATAAACGTGACGGTAATTTTGATTCTATTTTACAACGGTATTCTTTAAGCACCGCCGATAAAACATTGCTTATGCAGGAATGCGATAGTGCTGACACCAATGGAGACATGGAAAATTATGACGATGATGTACCATTTAGGTGGGATCATAACGAAGATAATAAATAGGAGTACTAAAATGGCTGAGATTACGTTTGACATTGAAACCATCCCTTCACAAAAACCTGGAGCTTATGAAAAAATAAGAGAAACAATCAAGCACCCAGGAAACATATCAAAGCCTGAAACTGTTGCTAAATGGTATGCTGAGAACGCAGATATTGCAGCTATGGAACTGTACCGCAAACAATCCTTTGACGGCCTTTATGGTGAGATAATAAGCATAGCTTGGGCTATTGATGATGAGCAAATTGATGTTGTTTATCGATATAGCGGTAAAGACGAGACTAGAATTATCAGAGAGTTTTTTGATGCAATAACAAGTTTGCTTGATAAAAATGGCAATCGTGAATTTATCACTAAATGGATTGGACATTGGATTTTAAATTTCGATCTGAGATTCTTATGGCAGCGTTGCGTTGTTCTTGGCATTAAACCACCTTTACGCATACCTTACGATGCTAAACCTTGGGATGATATTATATTCGACACTAAGGTTGCCTGGACTGGACTTGGACAATATTCTGGCGTTGGTAAATTAGACGCATTAGCTCAAGAGTTCGGCATGGATGGCAAAGGTGATTTAGACGGCTCTCGTGTTTTTGATTACTGGCTAGAAGGCCGCATTGAAGAGATTGCTTTATATAATAAGGCTGATGTTGAGAAAACACGCAAGCTTTACAAACTGATGAATTTTTTGGAATGATGAAATGTATTTATTTATTTTTGAAGATGGACATATTTGTAAACATGATAGTTATGAAGAGGATGATATTGCCGCATGTGATGAAGGTTATTTAACACTGATTGATATATCTAATTCAAGCAAACCAAAAGAATATTATGATAGCAAATGGACTGATATTGTTGACATAAATGAAGATTAATTCAAAAAACAAAGGTTCGTCGGCTGAGCGTGATGTGGCTAAACTAATATTTGACTACACCGGCATAAAGCTCATTCGTAACCTTGAGCAAACAAGAAGCGGTGGCTATGATTTGATTGTACATCCTGATGAAGTTGGCCCGGTATCAGATAATTTTAGGCGATTGGCTATTGAAAGTAAGCGTTACCGGCAGGCTGATCCTGGTGATATTAAAGGATGGTGGAAGCAAACTGTATTTCAGGCAGAAATGGCACAATTAGAGCCGATATTGATTTACCGTGCTGATAGACGAGATTGGACTGTTATAGCTCCACTGCACTACGTACGGCCTGATTTTGGCGTATCTAATGATATTGGCCTAACAATGGCAATGTCGATACCTGTATTTTGTTGTATAGTGCGTGAAAAATGCCGCTTATATTTTTACTAGAATTGATAAGCATAGCTACATGAAAGTTTAACTGTTCTACTACGAAGTATGCTAATAAACACTAAGAAAATTATTTTTATATTCAATAACATAGCATAAATTGGCAATTTAAAATAATACACACCTTTGTTTGAGCTGTAGCAAAGCGGAAGTGAGTGTAAAAGAATAGCTAAATAATAATTAATTAATCGTAACTAAATTACTAGCGGTAGTAATAAAGTAATGTTATACTAGCAACATATTAACGATACTAACTGCCGAATAAAATGAAACAACCATTTATGACATATTTTGAACATTTATCAAAACTGGCATTTGTAGCGAACAAAAAAACATTGTTCTTAGCGCATTTGCTCTCAAGAATGGAATTTGATGAAACCATTAAGATTATGTATGTTGATTTATCGCCAATGGTTAAGCGCGATATTCTGAAAGCTATAGGTGCAAAATCAAACAATCCTTTATCACTAGCTTCTCAATATATACAATCATTACAAAAGGCTGGATTAATTAAATCAATCGGTAGTAGCCGTTTTATGATTGATCCAATGAGCTATAGTTATGCTAAATATGTACCTAAGGCACTTAGAGAAAAATCATCTAAAATATTTATACAACATGTTTTTTCGCAAGATGATGAAGGCTTCACGGAAACATTTGTACAAGATGAGTATGGAAAAGTTACAAAGTTATAAACATAGATAATCTACTGAAATAATAGTGAGAGAGAAATGAAAATAATAACTAAATACCAAGCGAATGATGGCATTGAGTTTTTTAATGAAAAGAGTTGCAGTGATTACGAGGATGATTGTAATAATGTAGCTGCTGCAAATGAAATGTTTAAAAATGGCGCTAATCTACTTGATTCTTTAATTAGAGCTAATCAATGGTGTGCTACTTGGGATTCATGCTTAAACATAGAAGATAAAGTTATCTTATTAAAAATAACTAAAGATACAGGATTTTCAATACCGCATTGGCAATGTAGCGATAAACCATACTACAAAATAATTCTTATAAAACATAATAATTTGTTTAATGTTTTTGGTGGTACATCTAATCCGTATGGCAATGATGTAAAATTGAGTGATCTTTTACGGTATTACAGAAATACCTATAAATAAACATGGATAGGCTACCGGGTTCGAGCTGGGGATAGGATTGGGCAGCAACGAACGGTCGATGAAGCGTAAAGCAATACCACAGTGTGGTTAAGGATATGGATATAAAAGCAAGGTATTTAAATCATTATAATGTGATAGTCCAGGCTAGTTTGTTTGGACTATATTTAACTAAAGGTGTGAGGAATGAGTAAATCAATTTATGAAATAGTTGCGATAGAATCAGATGAAAAGATTATATCTGCTTATTTATACACACCAAAAACAGCTATTAATTTAGTTATAAACCTGCGTAATAAAAATAAGAATACAAAATATTATTTAAAGCCATACTAGAAGGTGCGAGAAATGAAAGAGAAAATAGCAAAATTTAAATCTATTGATTGTGGTTCAATATCATTTTTAGGTGAATGGGCAGAAGGATTTAGTAGCTATGTGCGTATCAGTGAATACATAGAAGTTGAATTTCCTGATCGCGAACAAGCTGAATGTATCAAGGAAGAAGTAAATCTACTTGATAACATGGCTGATGAGATACGCGCCAAGGCCACAGAAGGATTGAACAATATTAACCGGCGGAAAGAAGAATTATTGGCACTGGAACATAAATCATGAAGCACCCGATAGATGAATATGATCACCACTGGCATGAAGAAAGAGATGGTGAGCATAGTTATATATTAGCGGCATGTATGGCTGGTGCTTTTGTTATTATTATTTTATCGGTGCTGTAAAATGCTAACAGACAGTCAAAAACAAAAACTACAGCACATGCTTGGTGCAGATGATAGATACAAAAAAAACCAATGGGGATTCAGAAACCATTATTGTGCAACATTTGGGACACCTGATGATATTGAACTATCAGAAATGGAAAAGAACGGCTTGGTTAAATCAGGGAACAGAATAGAAGATAGGGTTTTTTATTTTGCAACTAAAGCCGGCGCTGAGGCGATTGGATTTAAAAAATATCAACTTAGAAAAACTAATCTAGCTTTGTGATGGAGTGCAAAAATGAGTAAATTTAAACACCAAGCGCAAAAAGCAGAAGATTTAAGCAGTAAATCATTAATAAGCCGTGTTCAGATTATTGAGATGTTTGGCGTTAAATACAAGGACAGAGTTTATGCTGCTTCACGCTATAAAAGCTTTCCAAAAGTTATTCAAAAAGTAAACAAGGTTAGCTACTACAGGAAACAAGATGTTGATAAGTGGTTTAAAGAACACGATATTAAGAGTATAAAACCGTATCAAACTATTGTTGAGCCACTTGATAGAGATTATTCAACATTGGATAACACTGTTGCAAGGCTTGTTATTATATGCGGCTGGTATCGTGCCGGTTGTGATTTATTACGTATGAAAGAGGGTAAGGAAGGTTATTATGTTTAAATGGTTTATGTTTTTCGCTTCACTAATTATAACAATTATGGTTATATTTTTATTATGGATGCCTTTTACTGTATATGCTGCATACGATAGGCATGATGGCAGTCAATATTCATGTAATGAGATTAACTCTGAACGCGCCTATGCAAAGAAATTTGATAGGCGTGAGTTTAAACGGCTGGACAAAGAATACAGGAAGTATTGCAAGTAAAGCGCCGCGCTTGGCGTAATCCAGGCGCAACAAAGATAAGTTAGTTTAATGGTAAAACTATGCCGAGTATAGAAAGAGCAACTACTTCGACGGCCACGATGACTATCTCAAGTAAGGAATGACATAAATTCTTAGTTCGATTCTAAGAACTTATCTTTGTGTCAGGTTCGATTCCTGATTTGATGAGTACGGTGGGCAAATTCGATTTTGCAAGGCGAGGGGGTTTTGGTGACCAGCCGTTATTTTAGGTAAAGCCGGAAGAATCAAACCTAATGCGATTACCGGGTAAGAGTAGTCGCAACAAAGATAATGATTGAGATCACGCGATAAGTCTAAAGAAAGAGCAGCGAATATACTCTAATCTTTATTTATCAATCATTATCTTTGTTAAATGGAGGAATGAAATGAAAATAATAGATACATGGCTTGTTGATCATAAGCCACATAAAGAAACATACGAAGGCAATACATACAAAGAATGTTGCGAACAGGAAGAATCATATTACCTGGATCATCCAAAAGCCGAACTTGTTGAGAGGAGAATAAAAGATGCATGATCAATTTCCACGCTATGAATTTGATAGAATAGCTGATGAAATAATCCAGAGCGAACAGAACAACGATAAATTAATCGATGTCACTGTTGAAACTGCTAACAACGCATTATCAATATTAGCTGAATTTGTTAATAGCCAAAAACAGCTTAAAATTGAGCGCATAGGCGAGAAAATAAGTTTATTGAACGATGTAATAGCCACATCAAATTCAAGCCGTGCCGCGCTATTTCAGGCTATTATTGATGATTTAAACAGAATGTCATGAAGCTTATAATCATTATGATAGTTGTTGCTTTGCTTCTGTGTGCAATCATAACCGCACGGCTTAAGTTTTAATCTAGGAGTATGAGATGAAAAGAAAAGAAAACGAATCATTTATTGCATATCAGAAACGTCGTAATATTACACATAAGATCGATAAAGCGAATTTGAAAGGCCACATGGTTTGGGACTCAACGAATGGTAAAACATATATACGTGCAAAGCATGGCGAGTTGATATGAAACTACTATTATGCTTACTACTAACCGGCTGTAGTTATGCCACTTATACTGATGGCAATGTTAAGGCAACCGGGATTGATTTTGGCACTAACCGAGCACTTGAAGGCTTGCAATACCAAAAGGATGCTAAAACTACTCAGCTACAGATTAAAGGACTTGATAAAAACCAATCAGAAGGCATGGAAGCTGCCGGTAAACTGTTAGGGCAGGCTATTGGTACTGCTGCTAAAGTGATGATAAAACCATGAAATTAAAAGAATTGCTTGAAATGGCATTGGATGCTGAGCCTACACACGCATTAAGTCAGCAACTAATATTGTTGGCCTACGAGCTTGGTAAAAATAATAACAGATTAGAAAATTCCGTCCGAGATTTACGCGAATATTTATTTTACGATGCTTCGAATGATATGCAGTATAAAATGCTAGATCTTTTATATGTATTAGAGTTTGCTAAATTGTGGATAAAACGACAAAGAGGATGTATTGTAGATGAAAGTTGTTTTGTGGTGAAAAAATGAACATTTACGATCACTTTGCAGATTTAATATTCTTCGCGCTTACTACTGCGTTGGCTGTAATTGTTATTGAAATAGTTAAATCTATTTTCACTTAACAAATAAACTGCAAATATACAAATCTATAGTTGCACAAAAGCTTGTAAATTTACAGCTTAAGCCTATAATCAATATTTAACCTAAAATAAACCATGAGATTACAATGTCACAAGCAACAGTTAAACAAGGCCAGAAGGCCGTTATTACATATTCATTTACAAAAGCAGACGGCTCTATTGGTTCCGTTGAAGGTGTACCAGTCATTACCGTATCGAATCCTGATGTGGCTACCTTAGTAGCGGCTCCTGATGGCATGAGTGCAGAAGTTACTTGGGCTGGTACAGGCGCAGGTATTATTGTTGAACTCACAGCCGATGGTGATTTAGGCTCAGGCGTGTTTCCAATCGTTGTTCAAGATACGTTGGATTTTGAAGCACCACTTGGCGCAGTAGGCGGCATGTCCAGCATTAGTGTTGTTCCTGTCTAATCATGGACACTATCACAACATTCCTTGAAGAGCTTAAAGCGGCTCAATCTTATGAGCAAGATAGGAAAACTGGATTCGAGCAAATAGCATCATTACCAGTTTCTCTTTTATCTACTGCCTCACATGATAAAGCTTTGCAAGCTATGGAATGGTCGATTGAGAGATTGCGGCTGATAGTTATTGTGATTGAAGCACTGCAAAAATTGAGTTCTCATGGCTATCCTAATCGTGTTGACCAGATTACTAGCCAAGAGATTATTTCTGAGATAAAGAAAGCACAAGAGCTGATGATGCTAGCTATAGCAGAGCTTGAATTGCCGCCTGTTGGTACTTCATCTATTGAAGTGGTTGAAATTTAATTTGCACTAAAACACAATACATGATTTAATACTGCCAGTATTTCATTTCTCGTGTGTACTTCCTCCGACCGGCCTTAAAACAGCCGGTTTTTTTTTCCTGTTAGCTAGCCATACAGATTATTAAAAATAACAATCACTACTCCAGCATAGAGTATCAGGATAGCTGCTGCCATAATGTAGATAGCTGTTTTCATTTCAGTAAAAAACTATCAACACCAACAGGAACACAAGGCAACCGTTCGTCAATCATGGCCTCTACTTTCTCCATTGCTGAATCTGTATCGCATGATAGCACAGTGACTTCGCCTATCTCATAACCTTGAATATCATAAAAAACACAGGTAAATTTAATCATAATTAAACATTGTTTAATAAAAGAAATAATATTAGTATAATACTATTATTTATTATTTTTGGAATTAATCTAATGGCTAACAAAAAATATCCACTGTGGAAAAAGGCGCAAATGGATGGTGTTGCCAATGCTGCTTTAAATTCCGCTGAAGGCGCAACTGGTGTATTTGTCGCTATGGTAGATACTGGCACTTACACATACAATGCAGCTCATCAATATTATTCTGATTTGTCTGGCATTGTTGGTACAGATCAAGAGATACTATCAAAAACAACAACCGGCGGCGTGTTTGATGGTGCTGACGTAACATTTACTTCGGTAACTGGAGCAACCGTTGAAGCTCTTGTGTTGTATCGTAAGAATGCTGGAGCTAACACTACATGGCCGTTGGTTGTTTATCTTGATACTGGTGTTGGTGGTTTACCGTTCACACCTAATGGTGGTAATGAAACCATCACTTGGCATGCTTCCGGTATATTCGAGTAAACGCCATGAAAAAATCATTATGGTTATTTGTTTTATTGTTCACCAGCTTGGTTTTTGGTGCTGAATCATTTACGCACACTAAAACTCTAACCGGGCTAACACCTAACACAACCTATCATTATAGGATAAAAACAAACAATCTTAACGGTTCCACAAAAACATCAGCCGATTATCAGTTCACAACCAACTCAACAGGTCAAACATGGCCTACTTTAGTTAATCCTGTAAGTCCTGTTAGCTATGGCGCTGCATGTAATGGCGCTACTGATGATACAGCCGCATTTCAAGCCGCCGTCAATGCCAGTGATGTTCTAGTTCCTGCTAACAAAACTTGTGTTATTAATGGAACAATCAACGTAACTACAAACAACCGGCATATACAATGTGGCGCTAATACGATACTGAAACAAAATGTAACAGGGCCGATAGTTTTTGATATAAAAGAAGCTGTTTCAGGTCAGCGTTTAACTGGAGTTAGTATCGCTAATTGCATATTCATAGGCACTAATACAGTTCCACCAACAACGGATTGGAATAATCCTGTTAAACATTGGAATATTCCGATACAGACTAGAGATCGTGTCGATAACGTAGTTATAATCAATAACACGTTTGATAGATTCTATGGTCAAGCAATGTTTGAGACTTACGGTGTAGTTGATGGGGGGCATGGTGATCAAATTAGCTACAATACATTTAAAAACTGCGGTTATTATGGGCCAGTATTTATCGCTCATACCAATGGATACATAGGACATAATACGGTGATTGATTGTGCTGTTGGTGTCGAGAATGACGTTGTTACACCTCCACAACTAACAGGAAATAATATCATAGAATACAATACTATATCATGTATCTATGGTTATGGTGCGCCGGATATGGCGGCCTGTGCAATGCTTACAGGTGGTGCAAGCTACGATCAGGATTACACTACTAACATAGTTCGCAACAACTCAATCTCTGGCGTAGCCAACGCTCAAGGTGCACACCCCGGGTACGGAAGTTTTATTATTATAGGTACACGATGGGGGCCTCGGATACATCCTGCACAGTATATCAATAATAGCTGTACGGCTGGCTGTCAAATTATTCAATAATTATGGCTGCTAATACTTCTCCTGAAAACAGTAACATTGCATCAAGTGGTATAACTGATACCACTGCAACAATTACCTGGACAACTAATGTTGAGGGTATCAATGTTATTGAGTACGGGACAACCACTGCTTATGGATCAACAGCTAATATTGATGTATCGGCAACCATCAGCAATATAGTTGCAACATCAAATTCAAATACCAGTGTTACTATTTCATGGGATTTATCTGAAAACGCAACAGGCCAAGTAGCCTATGGTGTAACGTCAAGTTATGGCTCTTATACAATAAAAGAAGAAAGCTTTTCTTATTCACATCATGATCAAACTCTAACGGGTTTACAAGCCGGTACAACTTACCATTTTACGGTAATATCAACTGATACCAGTGGAAATACGTCTTACAGCACAGATTTAACATTTACTACAACAGGGCCGAATGCTAATCCGCTTGAGATTTCCAATGTAACAATATCCGCTATAACACAAACCGGGGCCACTATATCATGGGACGTTAACCCAGCTGCTACAGGACAAATTGAATATGGTGTATCTAACGCATACGGAACACTTAGCACTTTAGAACCAAGCTTTCTATATTCACATAGTCAAGTAATAAGCGGATTATTTCCTGGAACACCGTATTATTTTATTATCACTGGTACTGATGCGCTCAATAATACAATAATTTCAGCCGAATATACTTTCACAACTGCTGCCGATGCAAACACACCAGTCGTAAGCGGAATTACAGCGTCACCAAACAGCGCAACATCAGAACAAATATCATGGGATGTATTTCCTGCATCAACTGGCCGTGTTGAATACGGAACAACAACTGCATACGGAACACTCAGCACGTTAGAACCAAGCTATTTAAGCTGGCATAGTCAAACATTAAGTGGATTAACGCCTGACACGGTATATCATTTTAGGATATTAGGTACTGATAGCAGTTTAAACAATGTAACAACATCAGATCAAACATTCACTACAGGTCTTTCAGGTACATTAACACCAGGATTTTTTCAGGAAACAGAAATATTCTATGCGCCTGTAATGGCTTATATTGGGTCACAGTTAGCATCACAAAGTTCAAATGGAATATATGATTCAGGAACAGCTATATCGTGTAGCGTTACTTATGTAACAGATGATACTGGTATTATTTTCACTACCTATAATGCGTTAGGTACGGGAACAACAACAACGGTTAGCGATGGAACAAATACATACACACAAGTTGGCACAGAACTGGTTGATACCACTTATGATCAGCGAGTTAATATATTTGAGTGTGTTAATCCAACTCCAGGAACTTACACTGTTACTTGTACGCTTGGTGCTGCAAAAGTTTCGCGTGGAATAGGTGCCGGTGTTTATACGGGTATAACAGGATCGGCAGAAGATTATGCAGGAAATTTTCAATCTGCACCTGCTACATCTACTGATTCCGTAACTTCTGGAAATGTAACGCCAACCAGTGCACCTGCAACAATTATTGGTATTACATTGGCGCAGGGTTTAGCAACAATAACAGAAGGAACAGGCTTTAAATTAAGAGGCGCATTTACCGACCTTGATGCAGGATTTTCCAATGTTACTAAGATTGAAGATAAAACCGTTGCCACAACTGACAATGTAGCGGCAACATTTACGACAAGTACCAGCGCAGTTCAGAACATGACTGTTGCTTTAGCTTATGGGAATATAGTAGAAACAGGAACGCTATCACCTAACATTTTTACAGAAACAGAATTATTTTATGCACCAACATTAACAGAAAGCAATAGAAGTCATGCTGCTACCTTTATATTGTTCGATGATATATTCTATGCGCCTATTATCACTCATGTAGGTACTAATTTAGAACCTGCATTTTGGGAAGAACTAGAAATATTCTATTCACCTACAATAGTTTATGAAATGCCATTCATGATTTCTCGTGGTCATGGCACTGTAGATATTCTGTCGATGAATTAATTAGTAATTTTCCTTATAAAAACTGTGTAAAAATTTATCATAAACTGCTATTTCTTTTCTCTCTAAAGCTTTAAGTTTAGCCTTCTTTGCAGATAATGATAGATTACTCGTTCTAATCAAATCCTGAGCATCACGTAAGGTTTTAATCATCTTCTGCTGTTTAACTGCAAACTTCGACAACGCTATTAAAGTGCCATCACTCTTTTTAATATCCATCATAGCGTATCTATCACCAGCTTTTTTGGCTGCTGAAAACTCGTCTGCTGCTGTCTTGGCTTCATCTGCTGCTGTCCAAAATGCCTGTCTTGCATCTTGTACACCTATTTCATGAGTGAAGGCTTTAACTATCGGTATTTCTTTTAAGTCTGGTGTCGCTCCTTGTAACGTGGTTGCGCCAAGATTAATTGAATCTAATGCAAACTGCCCAGTGCCACCAGTCAATGAACTTACCCAGAACCTTAGTGATTCAGGGCTAACATCAATAATCCCTGCTTTATACTTGCTACCACCGCTTAGATTGTTCATAAGTTGAGTTACATCATCGTAAACTGTGCCTTTAGTATTACGCCACATTGTCTGGCTATCAGGCTTAGAAGCGTTCCATTTATCAGGCATGATTGGTGAACCAAAGTTATTTTCATTTACGCTGGTAGCCATTGCCATTTTAGGTATTGTAGGCAATAGTTGAAATGCTCCATGCTCACTATCTATAGGATTGCCGAATGGTGAAAAGTTATCAAACATTGAAGCAACTAATCTTATTCCTGATTTCCAACCACTTTGTCCATGTGCCACATCAGATATAGCATTACCCAATGAATGGAAAATACCATATCCATAAGGCACAGGCAGCATGAACTTAGTATCGCCAACACCAAAAATAAGGTTCCTGTCTTTTAGATTAGCTGGTATGCGTTTCCATTTATCTTCATCATCACCACCTCTCATTGCTTCTGCAGCTAAATATGCCGCTAGGACAATGGTTCCAGTTAGTACACGTGCTTCATTTTTATACTGCGAGTTGCCTAATGCTGATAATAGGACGTGCGTTCCTTGTGCGTTCGGATTAAAGAATAAATATAATGCGCCAAGCTGAGTAGTTAGCTCTCCTTTGCGGTTAAAGTTCATCAAGTCTTTAGCCATTAATGCTGCTTGAGCATTGGTGTAAACTCGTTTACCATTTTCTCTTTCAGCTATCAAAGTATTGAATGTAGCCAGTCTAAGTGCATTTTCAGTAATAGAATTTGCCTTCTCCATGAAGTTAATGAAATGGCCTAATACCGGAGTTTCTCTGAATCCAGCTTTACCTGCTTTCATTGCGGCTTTTAATTTGGCCTTATTTTCACTGTCACCATTAGCAATAGCTTGTTCATAAGTTCTATTATATGTGTCTACAGCTCCGGCATATTCATTGTAAGAATCCATAATGTCATTACCGATTCTATCCGTATCTGAAATATAAGCGGCTCCTGTGCTGCCACCACTACCACGATAAAGATTAACCTCATTTGATGAACCATGATTCTTGAAGTGATTATAAAGCTCTTTCATGGCATGAGGATAAGCGGCAAATATCTTACCTGTTTCTTTAATGCCTAATTTGCTTGTCAAAGTTATAGCGCCTTGTATTGCATCTCTAATAGGGTTCTTAATTAAGAATGTAGGACTCCAACCGGTATAAGCTTTAGATAGGAAGGTATTAAATTCTCTTGCGCCTTCCAGTAATTTATTAATAGGTTCAATACCTAGATTCTTAAATGCTCTTGCTAATAATTCATCATTCCATTGTCCACGTATCGCTTTCCCATCTTCATAATACTGAAATTCATGGTCATCCAATAAAGGCTTTACTTGAAGAATAACACGGCCATCATCATGAGTATGGTCAATATAAAAGTCTCTCTTATTCCTTCCAACTTTCAAAGATTCATCATTAACAAACTGTTGTGCGTCATGTAAGTTATCAAAAGCCTGTACATCAGAACCATGATATTCAACCATGTAATGAACTGCCCCAGGCATAAATACCTGCCTACGAACTGGCTTACCTATGGTTCCTATTGAGTTATCATCTATTTCTTTAATGAAGTTACCAGCAATTATGGCAACCTTGTTCTTTTCAATCAGGTTAATAGTTGATTCGTAATCCTTGATAATGTTTTCAACAATGCGCTCCTCACGTAAGCTATGTCCTAACCTACGTTTATTATTGTTGTAAACAGATAAACCTCTACCTGTTCCTTGTGGCGTTTCTTCTGCGCCTTTTACTGGAACATAAAGATTGAATGTAGCTCGGTAAGCATCAGCTTGTTCTTGTGGGATAATACCGTTAGATACCTTCATATTAAGAATATCGTCTGTTAATCCACGCCATTTTTCGGCAATACGCTTAAGTTCTTGGTAGTCGTCTCTATCTTTTACTTCATCAAGATATGCTTGTGCTTCTTCATCTGTAATGCCGTATGCTGTAGGATTGTCTTGATTAGGTTTAATCTTACGTATCCTGGCATTAGCTTCTTCAACATGCTGCATTTTAAGGAAGTCTGAAATATCATCCATTTTTAATTTAGAATCAACAGTTTCTTTAACCAATGGTTGTAAAACAGTTTCTTCAAAATCCTTTATTAACTCTGTTGCTATACCAGAACGTAATGATTCAGCTTGATAAACGTCGGTATCATCACGAATAGGATTAACAATGCCATGCGCTTTCATGTAAGCTCTGGCTTCGTGTATATCATTACCTGTATAGCCTTCATCCTTAGCTGATTCTATTTCTTTGGCTTGCTGAATCACTTTAAAGCGAATCATCTTGTCTTGAAATTGCCTTTGGAATTTATCTACTCCTGTTTCATAAGGTAGGTTTTCTTCTTCACTGGCTATGCTGTAGCGGATGTCGTTGTTGTCGGGGTTGAAGTCACCGATATTATCGATAGATTTAATTTGATTAGATTCGAAGGCTATAAAACTCTTACCTCCAAATTCCTCATCTTTTTTTATTATTATTCCATCAGAACCCCAATTACTTTCTTTATATGAATCAACTGCATCCTTTAAATAATTATATAAATCATTGTCGTAATGTTCTTCTAAGTCATCATGCAAATATCCCTCTAACGTATCAGCAATATAACTAACTTTTTCTTCATTAATTGGCTCACTTATTTTCAGATAAACAGGCATATCTTTTGAGTATGGAGAATGTTTTTTACCAACCATAGGCTCACTATTAAACCAGTATCCTAATAATGATGTGGCTGCTAACCCATCTGTGGACGCATTGCCTAATGTTGACTCTCCAAGTTTATCATAATCAAATTCAGTGAAATCTTTATCTGTTCCATGATAAACAACCAATGGCCTTCCTTTTTCATCGACAACTATTGAATCATCAAACCACTTCCAGAAGTTCATTAACCCTTCCTCAGTCTGCGCTATCAGTTGTCCGTTGGAATTCCGTGTTGGCCGTTCCTTGCCGTCAATGGTAATGGTATCGCCACCAGACCATTGTGAGGTGTTGCTCATATTGGTTTTACTAAAAAGGGGGAAACCTTCATCGCGTATTTTGGCCGCCATAGAGGGTGTTATGATTAGGGCGGGTTGTTTTAAATTCCCCAGTCCATATGTGCTGTACATTGCATGTTTGGCCTCCTCATAGGTATTAAATTCATCTGAAAATTTATCTGTAGTTGTGCTATCGGTAACGTAAAACTTACCATTTTCTTCAGTTATCTCTAATGTGCTAGAATCTATGGGTTGCTTGTCGCGGGTATTAATCTCAACACTACCCACCTTGCCGCCAAATTTTTTGGCAATGTCATTGGCAGCTTGGGTGAATAGTGATGGCTTTCCTTGTGCGTCTAGGCCGTTTTCTGAACCATACATAGCTTGTGTCCAAGGAGCTTCTATTTTTAAACCATCGCCTTCAACACTATGAATTTTTTTACCGCCGCCTGTTATTGTAGGGGCAGACTCAAGCAATTTTTTTGCAACTTCTTTCCCTACATAATCTTCAATTTTATTTTCTTCAGTAACTTGGTCAATTACTGACGCACCATTCAAATCAAATGCACGTAAGGTGTTTGTTTGTGGCAACCATTCAACACGTCTTATCTGCTTGCTTAAATCATAAAATCCAGCTTGCTGACTTCCAGTAGTCCACGCCACAAAGCCCTTGCCTTCGTCTATCGCAAGCGAAACGGCTTTCTTGAGCAATAGTGTGATATAGGTTGTGGATGCTTTGTTATTTCTGTCAGTGATGAAAGGAGCGGGAGCAGGCCCTATCCCTAAGTATTTATTAGCGATACTCGATAAATGACTCTCTGCATCCTTCTCATTAAAAAAAGATTGAGAAACTGATTTATTAGACATCTTATCAAATACCGTATAACCATAATTGTTAGGGTTTGCTTTGTCAAAATACTCCTTCCTAATTTCAAGATTTTCTAATTTATACTTATTTTGAAACCCCTTAGTTTTCCCATGTTGAGCGCGTTGTGACTGCCCTTCGTTCATGAATATCCCTTCATTACCATCGGCGTCGGTTCTATCGTCAAGGCGCATCCACATTGTCTGTTTGCCGTTTAATTCTGGCTTGCCTGCCAGTGTGCCAATGTCGCCATAATGAGTAGAATCAGAAGCGTTGTAGGCATCAACCGTGGGAATAGTCACCACAATCTCTCTGGCGTTCTTGCCGCCGGGGACTACGTAGTTGCTGTTTGCGTATTTTGTTCTATTAATTAGTTGTTCATCAATCCATCTATTAGCTTCTGTTTCAGTTCTAAACGAAAAAATATTACCTTGCTTATTTTTAACAAAATAATTATCGTCTGCTATACGTTGTATTTTATAAAAATCATCAGGTAATTTTTTATCATCCAACACAATATCAACAACTCGCACCGTACCTGATTCGCGCATAAACGCATCCAGTTCTTCGCGGGTGACTTTCTCTTTGGCATCGGATTTGATGTCCAGGAAGTCATTAATGCCTGACCAAAAAATCTCATCCGGTTTCACGCCGATCTTGCCTACGTTATCGGTATTATTCAGCCATTGCTGTAAGCTCTTGGCGGAATCAAACGCGCGTTTGGGTATCTTGTCGCCAAGTATCGCACGGTGCAGGGCTGAGTAGAATCGTTCTGTTGGTGCGCTTGCTAACAGATTTCCGCTATCGGCAAAGTCTGGGTCAAAGGCGGCATGGATTGATCGGATTTGGTTGGGTTGTCTAATAACTAATGTATTACCTCCGCTTTCTGGATCATCATTTATTAAAACAGAATCATATTTATGAGCATCCATATACTCATTTAATTTATCGGCTACAACTAAAAATCTAAATCCGCTTGATGCTTCTTCTAACGAAGCGCCATCGTATTCAATTAAATCCCTTACGTTTTCATCTATATATTCATCATCTATAAAATTGGCTAATTCTTTTTCTGAAAAATCATCAGCGGATAGTTCATCTGGATCTCCATATTCACTCATTGCTGAATCATATTTAACTATTTCATAAACAGCATCTTTACCAAATGTCTTAATGATGTCTGAGCCACTTATGCGCTCAACATCTAGCTTATTGTTTGCTTTAACATATAAAGGATAAACTGTAGCGCTTCTGTTAAACTTATCAAGAGCTTCATTACCAAGATCAATTATATCTTCTTGATCTGTTACTTTTAATCCAAATCTTGTTTCAACAGCACCATATAGAGCATAAGAACTAGCTACAACCTCGGCATTGTCTGTTAAATATACAGAACCTAAATTGCCTCGATACGTATTGTTATTAAACTCATCAATATCAAAATCTCCTCCATGAAACCATTTTTTATTTACATCAAACCCCATCATCTTAGCTCTAGCCATCCTTGCTTCTTGAGACATATCCAACCCCTTAGCCTTAGCCCTGAGCCATTCAAATGCCTCTCCTTTATTATTTCCTTCATAACCCTGATCTTTTGCCGATGCCATTACTGTAGCCTCACTGTTAAATGAAGCTCCAATATTCACATTACTCTGTGCGCCATAGCCAGCCATTGCCAATAAATCACTTGGGTGTAATTTACCTATAGTTCCGAAGTCTAAACCTGCTCTCAATAATGCCATACGGATAGCGCCAACAAAATTCTTAATGGCTTTTATAATCTTTGCTGAAAGTGTTTTCGGTGCGCGTTGCCATTCTGATATTATGTAAGCCGCAAATTCTTCTTGCTGGTTAACAAGTTTAGTTTTGGCTTTTATAACACGCTTGTATGCTGCGTTTTCAATCTTTGAACCTAATCCTCTGGCTGCAAGGTTAAAACGCGCCTGTAACTCACCTAAGAACTTATCATAAGCGGATTTGGTTTTTTTGTCTGTGGCTAAACTTCTGTGGAATAATTCATGAGATAGTACAGAATTGAAATTGTTATTATTCAGGTTATCGGCAAACAAATAAAGTGTATCTGTTTTAGAATCATATAGCCCTTCTGCACCCATAGTTCCAGTAGCGAACTTCTGTAGGATTGATACGTCTTTATCAGAGAAAGCTACATAGTTGTAAGCAGTCTGTCCAGGCAACTTGTGCATTGTGCCTTTTATGCCTAAGTTTAATAGATATGTAGACGCTTCTTTATCTGAGCCATACTTAGCAACCAAGTCCTTGTAAATGCGATTACCGTTTCTGTTATCGGTAGCAAGTCCATTGGCCTCTAATACAGTGCGTACTTTCTCGCTTTGAAGCGATACTGGCTTATCAAAATCAAGCAGGTCTGATTTATTAGGCGCTATGTCTACATTGTAGAGTTTACCTAACCGGCCTACGTAATCCCTTGCCAGTTCCTTCAAGTCAGAGAAATTAAAGCCGTAACCGAAGTGTGAAGTACCTCGCCCTGTACCTACAAAATCAAGGTTGAATTGGTTAAAATCCGCGCCGCCATGCCATGCGTTAATGCTGTATTTGTTAGTAATTGAAATATCTTCGTCGGAAAATATTACATAGTTGTTGGCTGATGATTTTCCTTGTTCGGCTTTGTAGCGTATGCCGCGTATGCCTAGTGAATGTAATTCCTCTGATGCTTTTTGTTCTGCCCATTTTCCCATTGACGCTCCGAGACCGCCAACGCCATTTGGACTCCATGTTTTTGAGATTGCTCTGTACAAAACCTCGCCAAAAGCTTCATCACCTTTTTCTAAGCGATTAATAAACCAATCAGCACCATCATTACTGCTATATTCTGCTAAAATTACTTTTTCACCGTTAATTTTTACAGATACAATTCCATTATCATTATTTATGTTTCCTACAATTTCTTTAACCAACTCACTCTGTTCACTCAGCGGCTTGTCCCAGTCAAGGTATTCGTCTTGCGTGGGGGCTAGTTCTACCAGGTAGAGTTTGCCTTTTTGTAGTTCTACTTCGCCGTTATCTATAGCATCTAAAAGCAACCCTACGTCATGTTCCAAATCCGGCTTACCTAGTAATCTATCCTTATACCCTTCTATCTCCTTTTTAATATCTGATAACTTCCATCCTGAATTTTTCTCTCCTATAGACTTTACATTAAGTATCTTTTTTGCTGTATTCTTACCATAGTAAGTTCTAGCAGTATCTAAGACATTTGTTCCGTCTTGTAGTTTTAAATCTATTTTACTTGATAACTGATCCCTATAATACTCAGCAATACTCTTAGCATCCGTGAAGTAATGCCCATAACCAAACGCTTGCGCTCCTTCGCCTGTGCCTATCTTGCTGGAATCAAACTTATTGTGTTCGTGCGGACTACCATGCCATGCAGCATGATATAAAACCTCACCACGATTCAATACGTCCTGCGCCACTTCACCAATATTGTGCAGCACTTTAAGCTTACCATTAGTCAGCATGGGCTTGACGTTCTTGGGTAGCTTGGCTTTAGCTTCGGCTATGGTTATGCCGGGTTGCTGTGCTGTGGCTTTGCTGAATAATAAATCAGTGAACGATTTTAATGCTGCACTTCTACTTGCATTATCGTTCGCTTTATATCGCTTTATTTCTGTAATTCCGTGTTTTTTAAGAATAGCGATAGCACTATCATATTCTTTTCCTATTGGCACTAAAGCGCCATCAAACTCATTGATACCAACAGCACGGCCTATTTTTGCTTCAAAGTATTCTGAAGGCATGTGTTTTAGTTTATCTAAAAACTCAACAACCTTTTGCATCGTTTCTGTTGGAACATCCGTGTAATATTCTTTGAATTCACGATAACCTTTTGATGCTAAACCGGCCAGTGCTTCGGATGATTGATCACTATATCCAGCATTTTCATTGCGATATTGGCTTAATTCTTCACTTATGGATTCAAACTCTGCGTTTACTTCTTCCTTGAGTTTTTCCATTTGTTCTTTAGTGACAAGATCGTTCCTAGAATCCTGAATAGATTTAATGGTTTTAAATTGCTTTGCAACATGCGCACGTATAGAAGGAACGCCATAGTTAAAACCTTCACCTCCACGTAATTCTTTTGTTAAAAGCCGAACAACTGTATCGAGATTATGAGGCAAATATTTACGTGTTCCAGAATAGGTATATCCGTTGAATATTTTTTCATCACTTATCAGATTTGAATAGTTGTCTGATAACCATTTTTTATATGCTTGATTATTTATTTTGCTGCGTACTTTTTTATCAAGATCATAAGTATCTATTGAACTGCCTTCTGTTTTTTCTTTATAGGCTTTCTTTACCAATTCTCCGGCATTTCTAGCTATGTTATAAGCTTCTGAACTGTTAATATCTGTTATTTCATCATTACCAAACTTTTTGTTAAATTCGATATGTGTTTTGTTGTATTCTTCAACAGCCGCTTTCCTAAAATCTTCTTCACGACTAAAATAAAAATCAGATGCTTTAGCAATAAACTTATTAAAAGCAGTTGGTAATTTTGTTTTAGGTTTGTATTTAAACGCTGGCGCTTTGCCTTGCGACTGCAAAAACTCATACTGCATGACAAGATCGTACTCTAGTCCTTTTATTAATCCACGATCTTCAATATCACTTTTTGATAATCGATTGACTTGAGCGTTAAGTTTTTTTGCATTATCTGAAAGCGAATCTATGAAATTACGAAAATCCTTTTCACTAATAACATACTTTACATTAGGGTATCTTGGTGAATAAACATCAGCATTAAAATAACGATTCTTTGCGCTTGCTTGTGGCCCCAATGTATCTTTATTGCCAATTAAAGTTATTTCACCAAATCCTTCTAACGGATGGCTTTTATCAGTAACAGCTAAACTAGGCGCAGCTATGCCTCCCATTTTGTCAGCGTGAATTAGATTATCCAGCGATAAATTATGAACTATAGCTAATGTATTATCCGGTACTGCCTTGCTAAATTTTAAGGTGTCGTCTCTCTTTTGCTTATCCGTAGCGGCGGGTTGTTTGTCTACTGGTTTGGGTTGTTCGGATTGATGGCTATATTTATTCCAGCCTTGCGCCTTTAATTCATCTGCTATTTTAGGATTCCCAGTGAGCAATCCATCATAAGGCATGATGATTTTACCGTCCTTTTCGTATGCGGTACGCTCTAGGCTCCAAGGTATAGAGCGTATCTTACCGCCATCTTTCGCTAATTGTTTATCACTTTGTTCATCCCAATAAATACCTGCATCACGTACAGAGTCGAATTGTTTGTCTGTAATGCGCTTGACTTCACTCTTAACGATTTCTTCATCATGTTTTTGTTCGGCTAAAATTGCATCTATTTTTGATTGAGTAACGTCAGGGAATAATTCAGTAGGGTGCGCTATCTTGCCATCCGGCATAGTGACATAAAATCGAACCATAGCGCCGGTAATATCTGATTTCTCAAATAATTCAGGTTGATGTGGGAATGCTGTATATTCATCACCATTTGAGTTAATGCGGGTTTCCTTGTCAGCACCTTTGCTCTTGTAAACATCAACCAATGTTTTTAAGACTTGTTTACGTTGTTCTTTGGTTAGTTTATTTCCTTCTTCGCCTTTTTTTATTGTAGATGTAGACATAACGCTTCCTTGCGTCATTCCAACTGTTTCACCCATTGGGCGATCAGATTCTTTTCTGACATCGAACACATCGCCACTGTCAAAATTTCCAAGCATTTCATCAGCAAGCGTGTCTATTTCTCTATCTGCACTCGCTTTCTGCTTGGCCTTTAATTCTGCTTCTTGTTCGCTTTTCTTTCTGCGCTTATCTTCTGCATCCTTTCTTTGTAGCTCATCTTCTGTGTAGCTGCTGAGTGCTTCTTCTTCAAGAAGTCCAGCACCTTTTGTAGTTGTTTCGCGTTCATTACTTACTCCAAAATAATCATCTAATGCGTTAATGGCTTCCTGTCCGGTAAATTCCTCAGTATCGCCTAATAATTCATAAGCTAAACCGTCAAGTTGCTCAACATCAATTTCACCATCTTCTATTTTCTTTTCAACTTCAATGGCTACAAGTTTTTGTTCATGTGTAAAATCATCAGGAATACCCCGCTTTCCGGCCTCTTCCAAACTTTCTGCGGTATCAGAAAGTGCGCGTAGAATACGTTCCTGCTTTCCTGTCAGTTTAGATTTATTGACATGCGCTGTAACGGCATCTTTGACCATCTTGACGCTGATATTGTCTGGATTGCCTTTAGTATTAAGCACTACAAAAGCGCCGTCCTTGTACCAGTATGGGTTTACTGATGATGTCCTATCTTTAATATTGTCGTTGGCATCAAAAATATAGGCAATGCCGCCGCCTATCGTTAAGTCATCGGCTAGTGACTGAATGGCTGGATGATATGGTTTAACTGATGTTTGTTCAGGTATATAAGCGGCTACTTGCTTGGCTTTCTCTGCTTTGAAATATAGTCGCTCTGCTGTTATGTTTTTAAATTCCTTATCAGGGAATACTTCATAACCAGTACCAGAATCAACAAGCTTGTTTTGGCCTTTTGAATTAACTTTGGCGTGAACTTTGGTTATTTTGGTTAAGTCTTTGGTAACAGCCGATGGTACGATTTCTTGAATTGGCGGCGTTGCTTGACCGTTGCTTGATTGAACTTGTAAGGATTCCTTACTTGTTGGTGTAGGCGCGTATTGTGCCTGTAATTCTGGATAGTCTGAGAGTACGTTTGCTGGAACTGGGAGCCCGTTTGCTAATGCTTGCTTTACTTGCTCTTTATGCTCATTTGTACTAAGTAATTTTCTACCCGTCTTAGATAATTCTTGCCATTGTCCGATAGCATTACCGCTTTCATCTGTTGATTGATAAACGGTTTTATTACCAAGTTTCCCATAGTTTAAATCAGCGGTTCCAGATTTAAACACATCTGTTAGATTAGACACTTCCTCATTGGTTAAATCCCTTATGTTCGACTTATTCCATTCGTTATGTCTCATTTCCCAAGGTTGTTTGATTTCCTTATCTGCTAATGCATCCAATCCACTGATGGTATTAGATACGTTTGGTTCAATGGTGCTTTTGTCGCTTTCAGGTAATCTATCAGGAATTGTGCTAATTCCTCCGTCATTAGTTCCTGTGAGTCCTCTGCCAGTAATGCTTGAAGATAGATCACTTCCGATTTCAGCTTCTTGAGTTTGCGTTTCAGCTTGCTTTTCTTCATTATTCCTCGCTATTAATTCATCAATAGCCTGCGCTACTTCGCTTTGATTAGCTTTTTTCTCATAACCATCCGGTATAACTTCATCACCTAAGTAATCTTTGAAAACATTACCTATCTTCTTTAGCGGTATGCCTTCAGAAGATAGGTAATCAAAGTTTGCAGGACTACTTAACAGCCCCTCTTGCCCGGTTTCTTGATTGGTTTCTTCATTGGTTGTGATTGTTTCACTTAATGTTACCTCTGGTTGCTCTAATGTTTGCCCTTGATAAAGGACGTCTTTATAACCTGAATCTTTACCGATTGCAGCTATAATCTTGTTGGCATATTCCGTATTTTTAGCCATATCAGTGCTGCCAAAATACTTTCTGGCAACAAGTCTCCATCGTTGTATATCGCTCAATTTCTCCGGCGTATTCGCATAATAGCCTTGTAATATCTGTGCGGCTGCATTGACGTTGTATTGCGGATCATTAGCTAATTTATCAGCGTCAAACTGTGGAAAGTAATGGCCTATAATCTGCATTGGCCCTACAGCATTACTCAGTTTATTGCCGTTTTTATCTAATGGCCTTATTGTTTTACCATTGTCTGTAAGCCTACCACCAGCCTCAACCATGTTAAAGGCTTTCAGTATCTCTACTGGTATCGCGTGATTTACTGCGGCTTGGTTGAATATTTCATCATATCCGATAGCTCCAGTATTACTTGTTTCAGCCAATCCACTTGGGCTTGTAACTGTAATATTGCGTTCTGCATTGCTTCTATTTCCTGCGGCATCTTGTGTTTCCTGTATATCGGTTACTGGCATTGGCACAGTTACAGACGGACTCGCTACTGTTGCCTGTGCGTTTGATATGGCTTCATCTACTGAGCCTGAATTGAGAACTGCTTGAGGAGGAGTTACTGGTTTAGATAGAACACCGCCTATAATACCTGCGCCACCTCCGGCAATAGCACCCATGCCCGAAGCATCAAAGGCTTGCCTTAATGATTGTGCGCTGAATGGATCATTACCTTTTCCCTGTTCTTCCATTAATGTTTGTACGTATTCTTGGCCTCCTTCTGCTGGTGCTGCTATCGCACCTGTAAGCAAACCACGGCTAACCATTCCTTTAACGCCAGTCGCTTGTCCTGCAAGTTTGAATAATGGTGACTTCCCTGTTACTACGTCCAGGCCAAACTTGTCTCCTACAAAATCTGTTAAACCGGATGCTACAGACCACGCAAAGCCTTTCGCTATATCGCTTCCAGTTAAAGGCTTTCCTGTTTCCTGCTCTTTTTGCGTGAGGCCGCCCATTATCTCACTGCCTTCCATGCCTATTGAACTGCCAACCATAGCTGCATTACCGCCAATTTGCGCAAGTCTAGCACCTACATTGGCAACGGCCATCTTCCTTAATTCAGCTTGGCCTAGATTCTTTGTTGCTTCTTCTGCGGCCAGCTTTGCAACTTGGCTTGCCACCATCTTTTCTGTTAATTCTTTGGCTACTAATGGCGTTCCTAGCCTTGCTGCTGCACTACCTATGCCTCTAGTGGCTAACAGTTCCACTAATTGTCCTGTGCCATAGCCTAAGCCATGCTGAACCCAATCAACCAGTGAGCCATAATCGCCTTGCTTTGCTTTGTCTAATGAGAATGTAAGCGAATCAGATTCTTTTGAATCCAGTGCTAATTTGTTGGTTTCATCAATATACTTATCAACAGCATACTTTTTAAGCCCTGTGCTATAACCACCTTCACCAAAAGTGTTTTCTGCTGCTGCGCCTGCCCCGGCTAATAATCCATATCCTTGCTGTGGTAACTGCTTGAATGGTTCTTTAAATCCCCTGACAAAATCCTCTTTCTCTGGCACAACTGGCTTAGGTGGAACGTAGTCAACAGCCTTGGCAAATTCTTCCTCTGGCACATGCGAATAATACTCTTGATGCATGTAATTAAAGAACTCATCAATAGGAATATTGGCAAATGCCGGATCAGAATCTTTGTATTGTTTTAGTGTGATTGCCATTGATTTATCTCGGATTAAAAGGCTTAATTAATTTTACTCTTGTTGTAATAAATCAACTATAATATTTTTTATTTGACATTTAAAGAAACTTACTGATACACTTTGAACATGGAATTAATTAACTTACAACAAGTGCTTTTACTGATCCCTGTAAGCCGGTCTACATTCTTACGTGGTGTGGATAGCGGAATTTATCCCAAGCCTGTACGTATTAGCAAGCGTAGAGTAGCTTGGAAACTTGAAGAAATACTGAAATGTATTGAAGGAATGAAATGATTGACAAGCCAAAAATAACATTAGCACTTTTACGTTCTATTGCAAAAACATTAAAAGAAAATGTTGTCGATTTAGATTTATGCCCTAAATGTAATAGCCGTAACATAAAAATAATTGGTAACACTAATTATTATCTATGTAATGGTTGCGGAAATAAATTTGAAAAAAAATATATTATCGAATACTGAAATGTATTGAGGAAATGAAATGAAAGATTTAGATATTAAAACAACATTGATAGGCGTTGCCCCTGTTAAAGGTCATAGAGAACCTGTCTATAAGGAAGATGAGCTTATTGATGCTGTTGCGGAAAAAATGATATTGCAGAATAGCACTATGTTTACCGACAAGGCTAAGGATACGAACATTGATTATGAGCGTGCAGCTGAGGTTTTGGATAGGAATAAAGCACTTTATCAAATTGCTTTAAAGGATTTTGGCGACAAATCTTATGAGTTATCTAAAAACATAAAAAATGCAACGGCCAATGTTCGTGACTCTGCCGAAAAACTTGCACAAGGTTTGGTTAAATGCCAAAAGGTTGCTGATTTTAATAATCTCGAACGGTATGTATTGCTTTTAGAACGAGCTGCTAGTGCCATGACAATATTGGCAGACTTAGAAAAAAACGGCAAACTTGAAAGAATTTCACAAGCACTTAAATAACACGAGAAAATGTAATGAGCAAAATAATACACGCAGGAATGTACGATGAACAAGATCACAATGTGGAATCTGATGCTTGTAAGATTCTGTATAACTTTATGGTTGAGCAAAACTCACGAGTCCTAGAAACCGAGTTCTTCATTGATGGTAAAAAAATCACAATGGAACTCAAAATAACTTCAATAAACGGGAGAATGTTATGAAATCACTCTTTGGAATATTCGGATTACTCTTTGGATATATGTTTGTTATCCTGCTGCTTTCAATAATGGTTGTTACTGTAGTTCGCGCTGAACAGATTATCTATCCTCAGTATAACTTGCCTGGAACTCTTGGCTATAGTTTACAGCAACAAGCCAATATCCAGGCACAACAGTTAGAGTTACAAAAAGAACAAATGCAACGTGAACGGTTTAATGAAATAATGCAGGATGAACCTATAGAATATGCTCCAATAAAGCAAAAATCTAGTACAGTAAATCCTATATTAGATAACAATATTTTCGGTAATGATTAAAGCCCGGCCTTGCGTAATGTTGCCTCTTGTTCTCTTCTAGGAAGGTCATCAAATGCTTTTTGTTGATCTTCCGTTAATCCAGCAAACCATTCTTTCTTTTCTGGTGTATCAAGTGCAGTTATTACCGAAGTTATAAGTCCTTTAACCTTATTGTTTACTGCGTTACGTCTAGCCTTGTCTTGTTGCGATTTTTGTTCTGGTGGTACATCAAGTGCCGATAAAGCATCTTTAGCTGTTCTCATTGCAGAATCAACGAATGAGCTTTTTTCCTGCGTATTTTCTTTATCATTCGCAGATTGTTTTGCTCTTCTTTCTTCAAGTGATTGTGATAATGCCTGATCGTCTGCTTCTGTTGGCATTCCTGAATCAAAAGTCCAAGGAGGCTGTTTTGTTTGTTTACTTTCACCAATAGATATCTTATCTATCCTAGATTTCCATATATCTATGTCTGTAATTTCTCGTTTAATATCCTTTAGCAATAATTCATTGCCCTTATTTTCTGGTGAATTAAGTTCTTCTATCAGATAGGCCCTACGTTCTTCCTTTCTTCCGTAAAGCTTTTCTTGTTCTGGTGTTAATCCTTGCTTTTCCTTGCCGATATTTTTTGTTTCCTCTTTGGCTTTTTCGGCTTTACTTAAATGTTCTGCTGTTTTTGCTTCGAGTTCTTTTTCCTTAAAAGATTGCAATGGATCAACTTTAGTTACTGTTGTCGCTATTTTTTCCTGTCTTTTTTGTTTAAGAGTAGTTGGGAAGCGTTCGTCATTATATTTGTCTGTAGCTTCCTTTGTTGCTCGTTGTGCTGCTATAGTCCTGCTTATGTTTCCAGGATTAGTTTTAAACTCTAGTTCTGATTGCATATCATAAGCCGCACCGCTTTTTCGAGCTTCCTCAACTCGTTTCTCTTTTTCAATCTCAATCTGCTGCTTCATTTGTAGCAGTTCATCTTCCCTGATTTGTCCAAGCTTATCATCAGCATATTGGCTCACCGCTAATGAAGCACCTGCTAAACCACCCATAACGCCCATTATTGTGCTCCTGTTGGTGGAGGCAATGGCTCTTCTTGCTGTTGCATCCGCGATTTAATATCTTCAGGCTTTAACTTACCGGACTTGTAATCATCAATCTCTTGTTTACCTTCCTGTATCTTTTTAGCCAGTATTTCTGGCGTAATACCGAGCAATGTCATCATTACTTCCGCAAGTTTTTCAAGAGTCCTGGCTACTAAGTCATTGGTTATCTGCAAACCATAACCACGCTCCATTATGTCAAATTCTTCACACATAAGTATTGTGCCAGCGAACACTAAAACAGGATGGCGTATGGTCTTGTTACTTTTCATGTAAACAATCCACATTAGCCTTGATACGTCCTTGGCTATCATATTCACTGGATCGTTACGGTTTTTAGCGTCCTTAACCATTTCTAAATGAGAATTTACATTCTTATCCGTCATTAGCTTTTGGCCGGCGACAACAACCCGATTAAATTCATTAACCAAATCAGGTAAGTCATTTTGCAGCTCATTAACTTTGGCTGCCGTATTCTTCTGAATGTTCTCTAATAATGGATTCATGCTGCACCTGTAAGTATTTGTGCGTTAGATGCTGCCTGTTGCGCTTTAGCCCTGGATGCTGCCAATCGTTCTTCTGCGCTCAATACTCTGGTTGTAAGTATTCCTCTGCCTTGTGTATTGGCATTTTGATACTTTCTTTCTTCAACCATTTGATTATAGTCTTGCTGTTGCTGTGTTTGAGCTAATTGAGCGTTATTAAATGCGGCTGTTTGTGCGTTTCTTTCACCAATCAAACCTAATTCCTTGCCTTGTAAATCAAGTTTTTCATTCATGAAGTCCTCATTCATGCTTCCATTTGCCATATTCCCTATAACCGAACCACCTAGTTTAGCAAGCTCCAAGCCGCCTTTGAATCCTGGTGAGTCCATAAAACTAAAGAATCCAGTTTGATTTTCGACACCTGTTTTCGCTAAGTTTGTTCCTACATTAGTGCCAATATTTGAACCTAAGCCAGCCTCCATAGTTGGCGTAACTGCTGATTCTATGGCTTGAGTTCCTGCCTGTCCAAGTCCCTGAGTGCCAGCTTGCACTAATGCCTGATTGCCAGTTGTAGTAGCCGCTTGAGCTACTGGTGTTATGGCTGATTGAGCTACATTGCTTAATGCTGGTGTTATGGCTGCCTTACCAGCTTGAGTAGCTGCATTTCCTAAACCGCCTGCTGCTGATGCTGTTGCTGCATCGCTCGCTGCAGGGACTGCTGACATTGCTCCCTCTGAGGCTGCGCTTGCTCCTGCACCGGCAGCGCCAGCCGCCAAGCCTGCCACCCCTCCCGCTAACCCCACATAACCGCCTATCTTCATTAACTTAGAGTCACCTGTAGCTAATCCAACAACAGTCATTACTAATGATACAGCTACTAAGGTTCCTGCTACAACGGAAGCTACTGCTGCTAATGTTCCGCCAACGGCGGCAACAGCCGCCGCACTTCCTGACGCTAATGCTACACCTGCTCCTACACCTGCTGATATTGCTGCTGTCATGCCGCCACCTGCTTCAATAAATATTGGTTCACCATGTTATCAACCCAATCAATGTTTCCATCATCAAACAATTCTTTCTCTATTTCTTCAATGTTCGTTAAGCTTGTTGAATGATAAGTAGTGCAAATAACATCACTATGAGCAAAGCCTATCTTCTTTATTCCGGCCCTTACTTCAAAAGTATAAGGTGCTTGTATTCGTTTTATGCCATCATCAGTCATAACCGATAAATCACCCTGGCTTAACGTGAAAATATGGTCTACTAAATGTATCTTACCTGTTAAAACTACGCCCTTTGGTATCATCATTTCCCTTGCATATACGCCACCATGAATAAAATGCCTGAGTGGTAAGTCATCGGCTATATTATCCATTGTATTCAGGATTATCCATTCCATTACTTCTATCTTTTCTCTCTGGCTATACTTGGAAATATCCAAGCAATTAGGTGTTCCAGTCGTTAGAGAAGTAAAATCGAATATGGCTAACTCTTGTGGCATATTTGAATATTGTCTTTACAGAAGGTTGAATAATACCAATATATGCTATTAAGCATAAAGCTACCAACAACACTATGTGTGTCTGTATGCCCTATTCTATAAGACATTTCTTTCGACATTGGATTTACAAATAGCCAAAGTATTTTAGTAAACAGAATATTCTTCCATGCCTTACCGTTCATTCTATCAAGATACCAAGGCGCAACGCTTTGATACCATTCCTGATAATCTGGATGTTCTAAAAACACTTTATTGCCATAGCGTTGATCACCTAAAAATATATCTTCTTTCATGAATCCTTTAGCATAGAACGCACAACATACCCTCTTCCCGCTCTTCTTGTTACTGTTCTTCATTGCTAAAGCATATTGATAGTAACTTAATTCAAGTGCCTTATTCTGTTGTTCCATGCTTGCAGCAAACTGTGCCTTCTGCAAGTCAATGGAATCCTGTTGCATTTGCTTTTGTTCTGCCAGTTCCTTATCTGGATTCACCCAATCAGGCGCAGGCTTATCAACACCAGTATTGATAAAGCTCATGTTAATAGGTTGTGGCGTATATACTGGCTTTGCTGCGTTAGCCGTTCCTATCAAGCCTGTTGATGTAATACGTGTTTGTGTTGCCGGATTGCTAAAGTCTACCATATCAATATCCTGCCGCTCTCATGCGCTCTAATACTTGCGCTTCTGTTAATCCTGTTGCCGCTGCCATCTGTGCTGCACTTATATTGTATTGATTCATGGCTGCTGCAATTTGCGAATCTGATGCTGACGGATGAGCCGCCAACCAATCTTTTACGTTTTGTGTGGTATAGGTTTGTGGTTGCTCGAATGTCAGTAATTGTGATACGTCCGGTACAGAACCTACCGCACTTAACATGCTTACATTAGCCTTGTAGGTTTGCATCAGTTGGTTAATGGCGTAATCCTTAGATTGCTGATTCATATTAACATCAGCATTAATAGCTGCCATTTGCCTCATTAATTCCTGGCTTAGATTACCATAGGTTAGCTGGCTTTGTTTATCGAAGCTTGCTTGATTATTAATGTCAGCTATTGACGCTTGTACATTGGCCTGAAATAAATCTTGTTGAACCTGTAATGCCCTATCCGCAGTGTTCTCGCCACTTTGCCATCCTTGTTGACTGGTCTGTAATTTCTCTCTTAGCGCTCTTTCTGCTGCACTTTCAGACTGAGTTAGTTTACTTCCTGCTCCAAACTGTGCCGCTTGGTTCTGTGATTGCTGGTTCTGCAACATGAATTTATTAACTTCATCTGCATTGTAGCCGGCTGAACGCGCATTAACATCAGCATCACTTGTGGCTATTGGTACGGCTGTCTTATACAACGCGCCTTGTGCTGAATCAATCGCCATACCTGAATTAAGTAATCCTCTGGCATTAGCTTGTTGCAATCCTGATGTTCTGGCCTGCTGCATTAAAACACCATCTTCATTAACTATGTTAGCAAGCTGTCCTTGTACTGTTTGTTCTGGTGTTATGTTCCATTTATTGGCTTCTGCTAACAAAGCTGGATCATAAGTACCAACACCCACTTTAGGAGTATTAAGTTTAGGCACTGGTGCTGTCTGGCTTACTACGTTACCTATGATACCTGATTTGTCTTTTACCTTGTTCTTAGTTGACAGCGTATTAGTTGCAAGCGTAGTTGTCGGTAAAGGTGCAATAGGCGGCAATGCTTTTGTATTTGTTGGATCAACAATGCCGCCATTAGTAGGCAATGGTTGGTATTTATCTCTTGGTCTAGTTGATGCTATTAATCCAGCCATTTTAGGCTCCAAGCTTGTTCAATTATTTTAAATGTATTCATATCAATATCCTAATGCAAGTATTCTATATGAATGGCCTAATCCTGCTGCTTCACCTGGGCTTCCTGATGTACTTGTTACACCTTTAATCCTTACAGCAACTTGTGATGTTGTGCATGATGCAAAATGGATCCCTGGAACAATCATTGTCGGTGCAGGCCCACCGCCACCATCAAAATCAGGCTGATTAACACCTATTGTTGCGTGAAGTATAGCTGTAGGGAATGTCATTGGCAATGTAACCATAAACAATCCTGAGACAGTATGCAATGCAGTTACCCATTGTATTATTAGTTGGCTTGAACCTGGAAATATATAATAACCATTTGAAGCAAATGAAGCATCTGCCACCACTTGCGATACAGCATCAATACCTGTTCCACCTGCATTTACTTGTAGCCACTTGGACGCATTTCCTAAAAATGCTGGAAACTTACTAAATGCGCTCTCAATATTGCTGAACTCAGAACTTAACTGAGATACCGTTCCTGATGTGTGAACAGTTGGCGCGCCTGATTTTCTGTAAAAATCGCTCATTAGTACCCCAATGCCAACACTCGACAAGCTTTACCTGATGCTACTGTCGGAACGCCTGCAACTATCTTCCGTACATCAACAAAAACTTGTGATGTTGTACATGATGCAAAGTCTACGCCCCACGTAAACAGTTCATTCGAGGCCCACCCGCCTGAATCGCCACCACATACGAAAGCATGTAAAATAGCATTAGGAAATGTGGTTGCAAGTGTTATCGTTGCGTTACCGGAAGCGTCCGAAGTGCCCGTTCCCCATTGTACAATTAAATCATTCGCACCGGCATCAAGTGCATAATATCCACTCGTGGACAAAGATGATGCTGCCACTGCTACTGTTATAGCTTCTAGTCCTGTTTCATCGGCTTTGACTGCTACTAACTTTCCACCGTTACCTGTTAAAGCTGGAAACTTATTAAATCCTGTTTCGATTAGGCCAAATTCTGCTTTGACTATAGCTGCTGTTAGATAGTCAACATGATCTGTTAAATTGAATACTCTGTTGTAAAATGGATTTGTCACCGTTTTTGCCTCATTGGACTATATTCTAAAAACATACCGCTAAATTTAACCGGCGCAAAATAATCTGAATTTGATAACAGTTTGAGTGCAATGTTTTCACCTGTGCCTCTAACTGCTAATGACATTGTGGTTAATGGTGTTCCATCCCAGATAAATTCCCCTCCCTTAACTTCACCCCACTTTGGCGGCGTTGTATCAATAACCCTTGTTTCTAATCCTGGTTGTGATATTTCCGTCGATGAATACCCCAAGTCATAACCTAAATCAATTTCTGAATAGCCATCGGTTACAATCTCAAATGACATTCTTCTGTATCTGTTAATGACTCGATATGTCTTTAAGTTATTAAACACAAGATAAAGAAAAGCATCAATTTCGGTACCGTTAAAACTTGTGCCTCTCTCCATTTGATACACAAAGCCATTTGATGAACCAAAAAATATAACTTCCTCACCACCGCCTGATGTTTCAGCACTACATGAACACAGCACAGGATTAGGAAATAATACCGGCATCATAGATTGTATTTTCTTTCCTAGCGTACAATAAATACCGCTACCATCACTAAAGAATACACGGTATTGTTGTTTGTCCCTGGCTATGTGTGAATCAGTAACTAGATTACGTTTTGTTTGTAGAAGTGAAGTTATCCGTTGGCTAATAGTTGCATCACTAAAGTTACCAAATTCCTGAGCTGTGGTTAAACTTTCTATGCCCCTGTCATCCATTACATAGGTTTGGCCAATAACCTGAATACTGTTATCTATGGCGCCTGTTGTTTCGCTGTAGTTAATCAATTCCCATGTTGTTGGATCATTGCCATATAAAAGATATGTCCTGTTCCGGCAATAAATAGCCATAGTCGCTACTGTACTAGAACCCGGCTGAACTGCAAAGCCTGTTACTGTGTCACTGGCTCCAATTTCGTTTGCACCTGAAATAACCGTCCAGTTAAAAGGTGTGCCTAATCCGCTGTATTGAACTGAACCAAAATAACTAAAGAATAAATAATTTCTATGAACGGCAATATTAGTTGGTTTATCGTCTGCACCCATTCCTGAATTATTGATTGGAATAAATGTGGTACCATCGAACTCGAATCCTCTGTTGGCGCCATCACAACCATACATTCTTATTGTGTCTACACTACCTGTAAAATTAGCTATGACGAACTTATAACGTCCGCTTTGATTAGGAATTGTTATTGCCGCTTGTGATACGATTGTACCAGTCATGCCACCTGTTAAAGCCGCTGCTGTAAATGGCCCTGATGTTATAGTGAGAAATATTAGCCTTCCTGCTGCTGTCCCTGCCGCAAATGTTCCGCTTTCAATACATACTCTTTTTAACGTACCTGAAACAGCGCCTTGAGTTATTGTTGCGCCTTCTGCTGGCTGTGTTCCGCTCGCGCTTGAGAAATAAACCTCATAGCCAAATACAACCTCTTGCCAACCTGCTATTGTTGACTTGTACATTTTAACACCAGTCGTCACAGTGTTTCTAAAGGCATAAACGGTGCCTTTATAATACTGAACCCCTAGTATATTTCCACTTCCTGGAACTGCTGCTATATCTGCCCTGTATGCGTCTGCTGCAAGATTGGTATATTGTGCTGCTAAAAGTCTTGATGTACCTGACGTTGATACGCCGCCGATAGCTGCACCACCTGTTGTTAGTGATTCTGCTACAAATGTTCCTGAATACTTTGTGATAACAAAAGTAGTTGATGTGATTGCAATAACTTTACCTGTTGCTGCTGATGTAGCACCAGTTATAGTGTCACCTACTGCTATAGAACCTGGAATTGTCGCTATAAGGACTGTATATGTGGCTAGATGTGGTTCTGTTTGCCCATCAAATGCTTGATAACCTGTTAAAGTCTTGTATCCACCATTATTATCTTCTTCCCAATTTTGTGCGCTTCTGGCGAATCCAGGCAATATAGTTACCGGGACGGATTCACTGTCTAGCCCACCATGAAATAAGATAAAATCAACTTTTTGAACAGTTGCAGGCGGATTAATGCTCATGCTAGCGGTTCGCCTAATGAGATAACTGGCAAGTAATCACGCTGCATCATGCGGATAAGCTTGTTATATTCCTTTTGTGCTGTTGCGTAGAGTGTAGGTAAGCCGCTATCCCCGGCATATTGCATCAATGCGTTATAAACAATGCTCATGTGGAAACTACCAAATACAGGTTCGTCCGTGTCTAAGTCCATTGTATCGGCTTTCCTGTAATACTCTCCTGTTATGGTGTAAGTATCATCTGGTGCAGGCCATAATACCAGTGACTTCTCAGGATTTTCGGCTATTTCTGACGGCCTTCCAGTCGTGTCTCTACTTGTTCCAATGATTCTGGTATCTCTAAATACGTCCCAATTTAGCTGTGCAAGCTCTTGTTCGTTTGTGGTAGTCGTTAGATAGCATCTAAAACTGTTATCTTTCCAGTTTGCTACGTTTGCTAATACCGATGGTGCGTATTCTGTAACACCAATAGCGCAGTTGAACGCGAATGTATGCCGTAAAAATTCCCATGTGTTATATTTGTCCTGGATGGATTCATAAGCGGTATCTATCAAACTAACCAAAAGCCCAAGCTCTCCGGTTTGTGATAGAGTCGTTGTCATGGCTGTGCCTGCTACACCTGAACGGGCTAATAAACGATTGCACAACTCTAGCTTTGTCATAATAATGCCTTAATTATTTTATTTGTTAATAGCCCATTGTGGGCCGAAAATATAATCAAGAATAGTCCTATTTATAAAAGTTATATTAAAATCACGACGGAACAGCATTACAACAATTTTCTTTGGTATTTTTGCCAATGTGTATTTATTGGGATGAAAATATAATAAAACTTCCTTCATCTTATGCGGTTGATTATCTCTAACAACTATTTCTACATCAACTAGCTTTTCTATTGACTGATTTAACTTATTAAAGTTAATTGGCGCAACAGATAGATGTTCGTGCTTAGGTTTTAAATAACAATATTCTTCGCAACCATTTTGTATTATTACTGATGCTTTATAACTGTTCATTTTATTCAACCCTTGTTAATGCGCTCATGATTGAGCCTTTGTATTCTTTACCACCGATATGTCCAATGTTTAAACTTGGATCAAGCCATACTTTATAACCAAGTGCCTGTATATCGTCAAAGAATGCCATATCTTCACCCCTGAAATCTTCTCCAACATAATCACACCGGAATATATGCGCTACCTTATCTGTTGACTCTGGAAACAATAGCTTTGGTGCGTTATTTGATAAATCCTTAATAACATGCCAGTCCACTATCGTAAATCCTAATCCTATGCCGCCTAGCTCAATACAGCCGTAATAATTCATTTCGACTTCCTCATCTAGCGGCTTTAACATAAATGTTATAGGATCCTTCTTTGCTGGATAAGAGCCACAAACAACACTCAGTTTAGTTGATAATGCCATTAATCTTATCGCATCGTCTGGTGTCCACGACTGATCACTGTCAATCATAAACAGTTTGTTGCAATCTGACTTCATGAACATATCGGCTATTTTGCTTCTAGCCACTTCAACAATAGAACTTCCTATGCAGAACTGGACTTCAAACTGTATGCCTCGTTTCATTAACTCAATAGTCATATCAAGCAATGAACGTGCTGTTTGCCAAGGTAAGTCACGGTTTATTGGTATGCCTATCATGAACTTTAATCCTAATAAATCAAATTTCATAATGGCTTCCTCAACACAACGGCTAAGTGATGATCGCCGTGTTGCTCCATGAATATAATCTCGAAGTCTTTTTTGTAGTACCACCGATAATCAGTAATAGGATTTCCGGCCTTTAAGTTATCCTCATAGAACTGCTGGCTCAAGAATCCAAAATGGTTCTTATGAAAGAATCGAACATGCCCTGGATCAGCAAATGCATCTTGTCCTATCGGTACGATAATTCCAAACTCACCGCCCGGCTTTAATATCCTATGGTATTCTGAGAACTCATCAAAATATCCTTTCCAATCTCCTTGATTACCCCAATGCTCTAAACTGTCGAAGGCCGCTAGCTCATCAAAAGTGTTGTCATCGAACGGCATAAAATGGCTTTTGTTGAAATCCCACGCTATAGAAGGATTGCAGTTTTTATCCATATCCATTGTTGTTAATTCACCTATCCAATCAGGCTTATCAACAGTAGCTATCTTCTTAACACGGCTGTTGCCACAACCTAATAACAAACTTCTTTTCATCATACTCCCCTTTTAGTAGGATTAAGCCGGGTTCTTCCACACTCCCGGCAGTGCTAAAAGCCAATATCTGCTATTGGACGGAAGATTAAAAATTAAGATTAGCAAATTCGCCTTGATACATTTTAGCTGCTTCATCATACGCTTTGGCCGCCTCTATTTCATCCGTGAAAGTTCCTACATGTATTGATTTACCATTCACAAAAACACTTGATGTCCATTTATTTCTGTTTTTATTGAATGTAACTCCTTTATACTTACTATACATGCCAGTCCTGTCTCCATGCTTTGACTGCCACCATTTTTCCCTGTATTCCTTGTCCGTTTTCAGTAAAACAACATGCGTATTAACAAATTCATTCCTATTATTTTGCTGTTCCTTTTTGGTTGCCCATCTACAATTTCCAGGTTCATAGTTACCATTATTGTCGATTCTATCAATAGAGTGAGTAGGCGTTGGCGGATCACCCATATCTTCATAAAATGAATCAAATGAATTAAACCATCTATCACAAACTTTAATACCTCTACCACCATATAAATGATAGTTTATAGTATTAGGGTTAGTGCATCGTTGCTTCATACCTGACCAAGTAGAATGAACTTGTGTATGTGACAATCCATGACTTTTATTTACACAATTCCTGCAACTTGATTTTTCACTTAGGCCATCCTTTCTTACTTCTTTAATAGCACCACAATCACACTTACATAATAGATATTTACGCTTACCTTTATGCTTCTGCGTATTTTCTCTATCTGGTGCAATACCTAAAACTGTTAAAGAGCCGTATCTTTTGCCTATCATTGTTATAAATCCTCTTTGAAAAGGTTAAATTAATGAGGGTTTTTATCCACGTGATTTCCCTCGTCACGCTCAAAGCCATTATAACATGGATGGATTTTTTACACAGATGCCGAAAATCCTGTAGCCACCGTACCTGAAGAAACTGCATCAACACGTACCAAAAACTTACCTGAAGCAATATCTTCAATTTCAACAGTAGTACCCATAATTCCGCCCGTTGTAGTGTTATTTGCTGTGTACGTGTCTGATGTTGCACTGGTTAAAAAGCTAGATGCTTCTGCCGTTGATGTTGAATGAACGATATGAACACCTGTCATTACATCTGCCGTATTAGCAACCTGGATTACTTTGCTGCCATCGGTTCCAGTGACGCTTACCGCAAACTTATACTTATCACCTGTGCCTGATGCTGCTGGCAAAGTGACTGTTTGAGTATGCGTAGAACCTAATACAACAGTTCTGTGAGCATGATCTTTGGCTGTTACTGTTAATGTTGTAGCCGTGACACTTACAATGCGATTACTCATGTTTTGAATATGTGTAACACTTGCAGCATCTTCGACCAGTAATGTTGCGCCTTGAGCCATTCTTAGCTCGCCCGTAACCTGTAGATTGTCTACCCTGTTTTTTAGTCTCATAATAACCTCACAAAGACTCGTAAATTGTTTTCAACCACGCTTTGCCTTTGCTGGTATCCGCAATCACATCGAATGGATAGGACGGTATTTTCCGCTCTATCATCTTAATGTGATCTGGCTGCCCAGGATCCGGAACTGTTTGCGTATAGCGGATACTATGGCCTCTGGCTATTGCTTCGACATACTTACGCTTAATACGCGTTTGCCGACCTTTGATAATTGGCTGATTAACACCATTAACATTGATTACCTGGACATCAAGATCGCCGTTTTCACGCGCCGGATGCATAAATATATCCACCGGTTCATTCATAAAAGCTTCCAGTTCTGCCGCACTCATATCCGAGATAACTTCTACTTCTGGATTGCCACCAGCCGTTAATTCACTTAGCGTAGTTTCTCTGATTTTTGTATCCGCCGCTTCTGTTGCTGAATTTCGTCTCATAGTTTCACCTTAAGAAGTTAATGGGGCTGAAGGCATACCGCCAATGAAGTCGTAATATGTTGCTGTAACATTAGTCGCATCAAGCGCAGTTGTTCCTGCCGTGAATGTCGCTGTTGATGCAAGCGTAATCTTTACAGCACCTACTGGACATTTACCTGCTGCTGGCTGCGGCCATTGCAATACTTTGTTACCGGCTGTTAAGTCTGCCGTTAGTACCGCCGTGCCTTTTACTGTAGTGATTGTTCCTGCTGAATCAATCTGCACAAGATACAAGCATTTAGTCAATACAGGCTGTACTGCTGCTGCTGTAAACGGTGCTACAGTTGCAGCATCTGCTTTGTGATAACCAATGCCATCAATGCAAAAATCAATACCTGCACCATTATTTGCTGCAAAGGAATTAGTTCCGGTTTTAGCTCCATCACCGATGGCCAACCCTGCCTTTGACGCGCAGAATGTAGCACCTTGTCTACCTAAATCATTTAAATTCATTTTGTTTACCTATATTTTAATATTTGCAACCTTTTAGATTTGAGTATGGCTTATTATTCCATACTCAACCTAATCATTCTCAGAGTGCTAAGTCAGTAACACCGGCTTCCAGTCTGGTCATCCAGTTTTCATTCAATCGTACCGCGGCATACCAAAAATCTGCGCCGACGTAACCAAATTTAGCTGACGGATTAGCATGATTTTTAACTTTACTTGAAATGATTGTTGGTGAAATACCAGTATAACCATTGCCTTTCAAGCTGATGTGGCCCATTGCAGATTCACCAATAATAATGAATGGATACACATCTACGCTGCCTGATGTTGCCACCATGCCGTTAGTAGTTGATGATCCAGCCGTTACATAAGGTTTGAACAATGGACTTGGTACGAATCTGAACTGGTCGCAAGCACCGATTTCACGAGGATGTACTGGTGTTACTGCTGAACCGTACTCAACACGTTTGGTAAATCCAGACAATGCCTTAACATCTGAACTTGCATCGGTGTGGTGAAACACGATAAATGCAGGTTCACAAGGCGCGGTGTTGAAGTTTGGCCCTGGCCCAATCATGCTAGTTACATGAGTTGCCCGGTTAGATTCCATTGAACGTGCTGCTAGTTGCAGTTTTGCCAGTGAAATGCGTGTATTCAAGCCTGCGCGAGTTGTTCCATTTGCATAGATGACACTTGTACCAGCTTTCATTTGACCGTAAGCTACAAGTTCCGCTACTTCTGCCAATGTGTCAGCTGTAACAGTACGCATATCTGCAGGTATGTCATCTTCATACATCAACTCAGCTTTTGAACTGAATTTAAATAAGACATTGTATTGCTCAACAGTCGCCGTTACGTCTGTATAACTGATGGTATTTGACGTTGGAGTTGTACCTTCCGCGCCAACGAAGTTTGCTGCCGTAATTTGTGGCAGACCGTTAGCATCAACATTGAACGGATCTAAACGTCTGAACACTGCTGTGTCAGTTTTGTTTAGTGGTTGCGTTTTTTGGTCGCCAAACTTACCCAAAACCTGGATAGATTCGACTCTTTTCAGCATCTCAAACTCAGTATTAATGAGATTTCGTGACGCTGTGGGGGTGGAGTAGTTTTGTATAGCCATGATAAGGCTCCTAATAATTAAGATTAAATGTTTTAATTTCTAATTTCTATTTATTAGTGCCATTTGGCATCTTACGGAGGAGTTACCCTGCGCTTTTAAATATCCATTGGTAAATCTTTTTACGTCGCCCATACCTTTGCAGCTATTGACGCTCGTAATTCTGCTTCTGTCATATCTTCTTCAGACTTTGACGGAATTGTTCTTT